CATGACCGACGACAACAAAAAGAAGCTCATCGAACTGGTCAGGGCAGGGCGCGTCGATCAGGCCAGGACGCTGTCGGAGGCTCTGGGTATGCCGCTGGACCTGAGCGGCGCAGACCTGAACGGTGCCAACCTCACCCGTGCCGACCTCAGTGGTGCCCATTTCATCAATGCCGACCTCAGTGGTGCCCAGCTCACCGGTGCCGACCTCAGCCGTGCCGACCTCTGGGGTGCAGACCTCACCGGTGCCGACCTCAGCCGTGCCGACCTCTGGGGTGCAGACCTCACCGGTGCCAACCTCATCAATGCCGACCTCAGTGGTGCCCATTTCATCAATGCCGACCTCAGTGGTGCCCAGCTCACCGGTGCCGTCCTCCGTGGTGCCAACCTGTGGGGTGCCAAGCTCACCGGTGCCGACCTCAGCGGTGCCGTCCTCCGCGCTGCCGACGCCGATGAAAAGGAACACTAACCATGAACACCGACAACCACAGCGAAGTTGAAATGACAGAACAAGAATATAGTTTACTAGTAAAGGATTTGTCTGTTGACATGATTCGAAGAAACGAATCCTTTACTATGGTATTTGGACACGAGGCCTACTCCCGACTTAGTTGTCACATTTACTATGATCACACCATTGACAAGATCTGTATATACAAATATAGATTCATAGATGGCGATGAGTTCCAATCAATTCAGAAGCTTGACACTATTGAACCAGGACATGTTTTCTTTAAGCGTGTGTATCCAGAAGCTTCCGACTATAGCTCAATCAGAAAGATGATTGTAGCTGGTTGGGACTTTTGTTTCAGCGATTGGAGCGACAGAGTAGTTCATCATCCTAGATACTATAGGTAAACAAATTGCTATCGTAATGTACTAATAGCAGCTAAAACAAAGCTTTTAACCTTCTATTTGCTAATAGAGTAAGGATTAACAATGGCAGAGGATAAGCTAAACAGACTGCAAGATTACTACTTGCAGGACAGGCTGGACGAGATTGATCCAGACTATCTGCACTTTGAGGAAAAGAAGATTGACGAGTCAGACCTAGACAGGGTTCTTGGGCTCCTAGACCTAGACTTTGACAAGGCACTTCCAAATCCACACAACAGCATTATCCTCTACATTGTTGGCCTCTCTGACGAGTTTGACTTTGACAGAGAGAGATGCGATGTTAGTGGTGGCGCACCTCCGGACATTGACGTAGACTTCCTTGCAGCCCAGAGGCATGATGCAATCAATGTTCTCAAGGAGATCTGGGGTGAAGACAGGAGTGCCTACATTGGCACATACAACACTCTTAAGCCCAAGGGTATTGTGGACAGGTGGTACAGCGTCAACGAGCCAGCCCCTATGGAGGCTGGTCTTACTGACGCTCAGAAGGATGCATGGTTCAAGAAGAAGATGTCTTGGAACAAGCAAAAGACCCAGGTCAAGTCTTTGATTCCAGATGCAGTGCAGGGTGCTGAGCCCACATGGCAGAAGGCCCTAGACGCCAATCCTGAGCTTTCTGAAGTCAATGCAGACCTCATACACGATGCCCCCGTCTTGGAGGGGCTGACAATCGGTGCAGGCATCCATGCAGGTGGTGTGGTTATCAGCAATGAGCCCATCATCAACAGGTGCCCAATCCGAATCAAGAAAGAGAAGAAGAAGGTTGATGGAAAGAATGTAGAAGTCAAGAAGATGGTTACAGAGTGGGACAAGGATGAGCTAGAAGACCCACGTGTTTCTCTGCTGAAGTATGATGCACTGTCAATCAAGAACCTTGACATTGTGTTTGAATGCTTTAGGCTAATCAAGGAAAACCATGGAGAGGATCTTGATCTTCATGAAGACATGCCTGACGGTGAGAAGGCTGTATACGACAACATGATGGCTGGCCTTCTGTCTGGTGGGTTTCAGATTGAGACATCAGATGGAATGGCCGATGTCATCCAGAAGATTGACCCAACCTGCATTGAGCATCTTGCAGTTGTCCTGGCCCTCTATAGGCCGGGACCACTGTCTGCAGGCATGCCCGACCAGTACCAAAGAAACCGCATTAGCGGCAAGCCTCCTGCAGATATGCACCCTTTGGTTGCAGAAGTTTTGAGCTCCACTCACTATACAATCATCTATCAGGAAACCCTGATGCAGATCTTTGAGAAGATTGGTGGTTTCAATTCTGATGATGCACTAATGGCAATGAGACATTGTGCGAAGAAGAAAGAAGACAAGATGGCAAAGCTCAAGCCCCAGTTTGTAAGTGGTTCCATTTCAAATGGGCTTACTAAAGGACAGGCTACATCTTTGTGGGATGACATTATTGGATTCGCTGCATATGCTTTCAACAAGTCACACTCCATTGCCTATGCTCGTTTGACATATGTAACCATGTGGCTTAAGACATTCTACCCAGAAGAGTTCTTCTGTGCGCTAATGACAATCAGATCCACTCTTGATGGATCTGCTGCTTGGCAAACCAAAGCTGGTAAGTATATTCAGGAAGCAAACATCTTTGATGTTCAGGTAAAAGAACCATCAGTAAACCATTCTGGTGAAAGCTTTAACATTGTTGGAAACAATATCTACTTTGGTTTCTCTGGAATCAAGGACGTTGGGTCCTCAGCCTCTCAGACTATTGAGAAGCTGAGAGGCGATAGGCCCTTCAAGGACATTGATGACTTTGTTGTCAGATGCATCTCTAAGGTAAACAAGGGAACTGCAGAGGCACTTGCTTGCTCTGGGGCATTTTCTCAGCTGGGATACTATGGTGTTGATCTTGGGAACAAGATGGGAGACCTTTACAAATACTGGAGAGATAGAATTGCATACCAAGATCACTTAGTTGCAACTCGGGAAAGACTTGAGTTTAGAGAATTTGTCACTCCACTGATTGACGAAAGAAAAAAACTCAGAGCAATGTTCAAGCGAAAGAAATACGAAGCCATGGACTTTGCTACAAAATCTTGCCTTCCAGAATGGAAAAGGCTGCAAGAACTTGAAGTCGAAACAATTGACTTCTTGGGAGAGGAAAGGCCATTCAAGAAGATGCCAGCTTTGAGACCAAAGAAAGAGCCAGTAAGACCCAAGCTCTTGAGGGCTCCATCTAGGATCTCAATCCCTGACATGATTAAGCAGGCAACATATATTGGCTGCTATCTCACAGATAGAGATCTCTGTGACGAGTGTTTTCCAAGTGTCCCCCACCTCACCTTCGCAAAGAAACACATCATGAATGGGAATGCATATGGCTCTGCATCTGCATCTGTAATTTCTGTAGAGTTGAAAAAGCAAAGCAATGGAAGACAGAGCATTCGTGCCACGCTTGCACATGGAGAAACCATTGTCAATGCCTATGTCAACAAGAAAGATCACACCAAGAAGGGCGACCTTCCGTCACCTGGTGAAATCGTATTCATCAAGTACAGAGGCAAGACAATCGAAACCAATGATGGAGAGCTCAAGGTCTCTCTAAGCATCAACCACCTACATGTGTATGGTGCAGAAAAACCTTTTTGCACAAGTCAATACAAAAGGAAAAATTATGGAAGACGCAGGTAACGACCTTAAGAACTACCTCAAGACGCAGACACAGCACCTAATGGAGCTTTCAACTGCAACCACAAAGCTCAGTGCAGATCTTGAGTGGCTGTTTATGCAGCTCACCCAGGCTTCTCTGGTTCCTTTCTGCGAAGGACTGATCATCGCATTGAATCTAGATGCAGAGCAGGCTGAGCTTATTCGCAGGGCTTCCAAGGCTAAGATCTTTGATCTTACTCCGGAGTCTTACAAGAAGTTTATCGAAACATACATTGATGCTCTTGAGAAGGAAGCTCGCAAGGCTCAGCAGGCTCAGGCAGAGACTAAGTCTTCGGACTTGGAAAGTGCTGGAGTGAATTTTGAGTAGCGAAAACCAGACTTGGTCTTTTGCAAAAACACTTCAATCTGTTCTTGGGTACCCAAGTCTGAGGGAGCCAAAGCCTCCAACTCTTTGGCCGTCATCGGCAACTGCAACTAGAGTTGCAGACAACGGGGAGGAAGTTGTAGGGGGAGCATGCAGGCGTGCTACTGCAATCTCTTACATCAAGAGACTGAGAGGCTTCATGCCTGACAAGCTTTCAGACTTTCATCACATTATTCTAAAAGACATTGATCAAATTCCAATTGAAAGATCAGATGAATTGAAGAGAATGGGTGAGTTTGGAAACGTATTTGAGGACTACATCATTAATGACGCAAAGCGATCAGGGATGTATTACGACGATCAGTGTCCTGTTTACTACCATGAAACAAGGTTTTCCGGAAAGATAGACATCTGTCTATTCAGGCAAGAAACCCAGAAGTATGTACTTGTAGAGGTTAAGAGTATCTCCCCCTACTGGGTTGACCAGTGTATTGGTACCAACTGGATGATCAACAACCACAGAGAAGCCAAGCCACGCATCAAGCATCTATTGCAGATTGCTTTCTATCACTGGCATAAAACTTCTGCTGACCCCGACGCATATGAGTACTCCAAGCTGATTTATGCAGGTCGGGCTCATGGAGAAATGGGCGAGTACAATGTAGACGTCAGGCTGGGGGAGGATGGCAAGGAGTACATTTGGTATCAGCAAGTCTGCCCCAATACGTTCCCCTGGAGAAACTCAGGCTACACCATGGACTCCATGATGGATAGCGCTAGAATGATTCTCTCCACTGTCAAAGACGGTGGACTGCCTCCTCGCGACTACGATTGGATCCTGACTGAAGACACCATCGAAAAGATGTACAAGAACGGCGAGCTTCCAGCAGGTCAGGCTACAAAGCATGAAAAAAGAAAGGGGCAAATTGAGTATAACAATTCAGTTGAGCCCACAAATGCTTTGAGAACCAAAGAGTACGAGAAGGCTATCGAGGCCTACAATGGCGATCCGTTTAATAATCCTCGTCCCAAGAAACCCACTATGCTTAAGCCCAAAAGAGTCAACAAGAGAATTGAAAGGTTTAACAAGGTTTGCTCCTTGTGCGACTATCAAACATTTTGTTTTGACGAGAAGGGCGAGCCCCTAGCAGACTAGAACAAACGCCCGCCCCTTTAACGGGGGCGGGCGCCTCAATGTAATATAAACATCACACAAATAATGCCAGCAAAGGAATGCGAATGACAACGTATTTTATGATTAGGGTCTATCGACAGAACTCATCTGGGAGAAAGCATTACTTCTCCAAAAGGTTTGGCCCCTACTTGCAGAAGATGCATGCGACCCAGGTAATGATTGACATGGACCTGAGTCAGTTTCTTCTTCCACACAGGCATGGCAAGTTGTTTTATGAAATCGTTGAACTTTGCAATTCCTCAGAAGGTTGTTTGCAAGTTCAGATTCACGATACAAAGATTGCATTTATCAGGAGCGAATAATGAATATCAAGAACGTAGAAGAACTCGTTCCAGAAATCAAAAGAAGACTAGTAGACTACTTGTCTACCCAGAACATCTTTCCATCCCCAGGAAAGCCAGTTTCGTGTTTCGCACACAATGAAAACACTCCATCAATGTATCTTCTTGATCGTGATCTTGTACCAAAGATGTATTGCCAGGGATCTTGCAAGAGGGCTTTTAGTACTTTTGATGCATACTCTATCTTGGAGGGAAAGAACATCGAGGGCGATGGATTCATCCATGCTGTTGAAGATCTAGCAAAGCGATTTAATCTTGCTATTAGGTATGGGCTGGAAACAGAAGTCGACAAGGCTCGACGTCTTGACCGACAGCTTGTTTCTGATATTGCAGACATGCTTGACCCAGACCCATGCAAGGATTACATGGAGTCTCGCAACTGGCTTGATGATGAAGGCAATTCACTTCTTACATATGGCTCTGCAGATCCTGACGAAATCAGATCCAACCTAATTTCAAAGGGTTGGGATCCACAAATTGTTTCCTCCAGAAGAGGGCTGCTTCCCTCTGGGTCTCCTGTTCAGTATATCGGGCAGACAATGACAACCTTTGTCATTAGGGACTACAATGGCAACCCAATTGCGTTCAACTCAAGACAGGAAAAGTCTTACGAAGGTAGTCGTAAGTGGATTAACACTCCAAACACTACAATCTTCACAAAGAAAAATGCTCTTATGGGCATTGATGTTGCAGCGAAGACTGCAAGGACAAAGGGCTTGTACTTGGTCGAGGGCATGGGCGAGGTCTTGCAGCTTAACAGAATTGGAATTACCAACGTTGCCGCTGTTGGCTCTGCCAACCTTTCTTCCGAGCAGCTTAGACTGATCAAGAAGATTGGAATCCGAAGAGTATGCATTGCGTTTGACTGGGATAATGCCGGCCAGGAAGGCATCCAGCGTGCCATTGACAAGCACGCTGGGACCAGCTTGGAGCTAAAGGTCCTGATGCCTCCAACAGATTGCGAAGCAAAAGATCTTGACGAGTATTTGATTGACGCTGCTGATGCAGACTCCTTTAACCAGCTCAAAAGAGTTAGTGCATTCGAATGGTCTCTTTCTCGGGTTGAAGACGGAACAGATCCTTTGGAGATTGTCGACAAGATGATCCCCGCTATCGCACTTGAAACCATGTCGTCAAGACGAGAGGTAATGCTTCGGTCTCTTGAGCTGAAGACTGGAATCTCATATTTCAGTCTGCTTCAGGACGTTAATAGAATTCTGAACTCTGTTGAAGACGAAAAGAATGGGAGGTTCCTTGCTACCTTGGACGAGTACGTTCAGGGTGCAAAGCAAGATCCATCGCAGATTGACACTTTGCTAATTCAGCATCAGTCTGACCTAAACAAGATCAGCAATGACTATGGCAAAGTTACCTATGGAAGAGACTATCAGTTGGAAAAGTTTGACTCTCACGAACTCAGACAGCAGCAGCTTTCTGAAATGGATGGTGGTTCTGAATTCAATATGAAGTTCTGGCCAGAGTTCAAGGCATGCTTTAACAACTGCAACTGGACAGAAGGAGTCCTTGGTCTACTCGGTGGGAAGGCACACCATGGAAAATCTGCTGTCTTGAGAAGCATGGGTTGCGATATTGTTGTCAACGACCCTGACTCCATTGTAATCTTTCACCTTACAGACGACGCCTATACTAGCGTCGTCCCTATGTTCCAGTCCATGATGAGCTTCATGACAAGAGATGTCCACACATCACCAAGTATGATGCTGGCTCACTTCTCTCAGCCTCATAAGATCCGAAATGAACTCATTAGAAATGAGTACGAAAGAACAAGAAAGCTTTTCCGAGACTACGTTCGCAATGAAAGACTAATCATGCTGGACAGAGTAGAGGGAAAAAAGATTGCAGTTCTCCAGCAGATGCTTGAGTACGTAAGAAATAGATACCCAGACAAGAAGCTAATGGTCATTCAGGACAACATGTATAACTCTGCACTTGCCAGCTCAAACTCAACAAGTCGCAATGACAAGCTAACAGAACATACAGACATTCTGACAGACTTTAGCGTCAACTACAAGTGCGCTTTCATGTGTACCGCAGAGTATCGCAAGGTGCAGCTAGTGGATGACATGAACCAGCTCAAGTGGCCAACAATGGACGAGCTTGCTGATGCTCGCGAGGTCCAGTATAGACCTCACATTATTGCTCATGTCATCAATGACGTCGTGGTCAGGGGAGCTGGCGCCCAGTTTACTTGGCGAGACGAGCATGGTCAAACAAGACCACAACTTGCAATCAAGATGGAAAAGAACAAGCTTACTGGTGTCAATTCTGACAAGGTCGGTATTCTTAAACTTAATCTGAATCCAAGAGATCTCACTCTAATGTCCCCTGCAATCATGGAGCAAATGAATGCTCCTGTTGATCAAGAGGGTTCGCTTGGCATCTCTTACGAAGACTACTAGCCGCAAGGGGGCATTGCCCCGGCTAACAAATTAATAGGAAACTAATATGGGATTATTGAAAAAGGGAAACTCGAAGTTGGGCAATGGCATTTGGACATTCTCCATTCCTGCAATTGAAACCTGCCCCAACAGAAGCAAGATGTGCGAGAAGGCCTGCTATACAATGAAGGGTCCTTCCATGTTTAGAAATGTTCGCACCTCAAGAGATGTGTCTTACGACGCATCAAAGCAAGACACATTTGTTGAGGAAATCTGCGGAGAGCTATCTCGCAAGAGAGGCAATGTAGTTGTTCGCATCCATGTTGAAGGAGACTTCTACAGCCTGGACTACATTGCAAAGTGGGCTCAGATTATTGAGCGCAATCAAAATCACAAGTTTTTCATGTTCACCCGACAGTGGCGTGATCAAAGCTTCATGCCATTTATCCAGTACATTGACGGTCTTCCCAATGCGGAGATCTTTGCATCTGTTGACGAAGAGATTCGTGGCCTAAATGAAGTGCCACCGTCTTGGATGAGAGTGGCTGACATTGTTAACACTTGGCAGGAGTTTGAAGATGGCGACTATAGCTCCTACATTAAGTGTGCGAATCAAAAGATTAAGGACAAGCTTGTAGAAAAGGGCATGTCTGCAGGAGAGGCGTCCAAGAAGACAGTGTCTTGCAGTGGCTGCACTTACTGCTTCAAGCCACCTGGAAAGCGAAAGAGTGGGGTTGTATTCCACATTCACTAGGAGAATTTAAATGAAGAACAAAAACAAGGTAAAGCTATTTGTGCCAATGGACAGGCCTCATGCAGTGTTTACCCTAGACACAGACCTAGAAGCAGAGCAGGTGCTTGATATCTTTGAACATTTTGGATGGGACTTCTTTACTCAAAAGTATGACTACTCCATTCACAATTCTAATTTGATTCCAAATACAGAAAATGCATACGTTCAGACTGTTGTGTTCAAGTCTTTGGGTGAAGAAAATGGTTGACCCAACAGAATGGCCATCTACTTCAGAGCCCCTACCAGGTGAGGTCATTGTTTCTGCAACAGACCTCACCGACGACGAAGTCCTTTGTATTAAAACGATCTCTTCAGAAAGCGCTCAGTACATAGGAGAGCTCACATCAGACATGTCTGATGAAGATTGGTCGGAAGTGGTTTCTCAAGTGTACGCTCATGCCACTGCTTTGATTGAGGAAAAGACTGGCATTCGTGTAGACTTCCAGTTTCGAATTGCTCCCGAACAGGCTACTGTAAAAGTAAGATGCTTCTCTTTCAGAAAGGTTCATTGAAATGATTGAGCTACATACCTATCTGCTAATCCTTGCGATTATTGCATTAACTGCGTATCACATTTCAATTAGAACAGTCAGAATTGCAGCCGCAATTAAATCAACTAGTGAGTTTTGGCAAAACAAAATCAAGGAAATCAATGAGAAGAGTTCAGAAAGAATTGAAAACCTTGTCAATCTGAACTCATCCAATCTGCTAAGACAGGCATCTGTAATGAGAGAAGAAAGAGACAATGCAATTAAAGCTCTGTCTCAGAAGCACCATAAGGCCATTGAGGAGGCTCGCAAGTCTTCAAGGCGTCAGACCAAGGCTGTTCGCTTTGGAAACGCTGCACAGCACTCCTTGCTCCCTCTTCTTGCTGCGCAGGAAGAAGGGATTGACCCTCGTGACATCAGATGGCTTGGTGGTGTGTTCGACTTTGTAGTCTTCAAGAACCTTCATAGATCTGAAGATGTCCCAGTGGAGATCATCTTTGCGGACGCCAAGACAAGCGTCCGCATCAGTAACATTATCAACTCGAAGGACAAGGTTGGCAAGTACAAGAAGTATGACCCAGCTTATACATTCTTTAGCATTGACCAGACCAGGGTAGCCCAGGCTATTGAAAGAGGCGACATCTCTTACCAGCTGTGGATGGCAGACTCAAATACAGAAGAGTTTCAAGTAAGAACCTACTCTTCAGACAGCCCCTCTAGACACTTTGGCAATTACAAAAAGGAAAAAGAAAATGACGCAAGTGAAAAGAAAGATTCTGGTAAGCCTATTTGACCACAGTGGAACTTGGTCTCAGCCATATACTGATGCAGGCTGGACCGTAGTCAGAGTTGACAGCCTTATTGACCCAGACAGTGTTTCCAACTGTCTGGGAATCCAGGGCGACATTATGAAATGCTCTTCTCTTGCAATCCTTGGTGCGATTTTTATGGCTGAAAAGCTTCAGCACAGGGGAGTGCTCTCCATAAGAGAAGCACTTGACGCCTACCATGTTGCTTCAAGTTTTATGAGCTCAATCGAAATCTTAACCGAGCTCACACCTCACATGGTGCTTTCAGCAACCCCATGTACCGCCTTTACAAAAGCTGGAGTGCGCCACTGGAGAAAGTGGAATGGAGATGGCACAACAAAGGCTCACCTGAACTTGTTTGACCACCAGTGGGCAATTATCAAAGCACTAGATCCAGAGAACTGGGCTTTGGAAAATCCTCCTGGTAGACTTGCAAACAAATCGGGTACTGGTCTTAGACAGGACACTCTTGGCAGACCGCCATACTCTTTCCACCCCTGGCACTTTGTGCCAGGACTTGACCAGCCCGACCACGAAGAGCAATACACAAAGCATACCCACTTGTGGGGGAAGTTTAATGCTCCAAAAGCAAACGAAAAAATGAGCAAGCCAGACAACTCCAAGTACAAAGGCCATGGTCGGATTCAATGGCTTGGAGGCAAAAACAAAAGACTAAGAAGCAAAACCCCAAAGATGTTTGCAAAAGCATTCTTTGAGGCAAATTCATAAGGAGGTTCAGTTGAGTATCAAAATCAGCTCGACTCAAATTACAATTCATGGAGACGTAGAAGTTCTACGGATGCATGATCGCGCCTGCATCAATCTGAATGACGTTCAATACATTTCTATTGACAACCCAGAAGATGTAAATGCAGCTGTACTAACTTGGGCTGCTTACAAATCTGAGCCAATTCGTGTAGAGCTTGAGTCTTTGTACAGTTCCAAGATTATGCTGGACAAGGAGGGTGCTGCAATTGAAAGCATCCCATTCCTTCGAAAGCTTACACTTGCAGAAGTTTCTACACTGTTCCCGAATTCAAACGAGTTTTGTATTTGGGATGTTGACGATAATGGTCGACACAATATCTGCCTTACAAGAAAGCATCCTGTTCTGGGGTGGCAACGCTTCCTAGAAGCGTCTCAGACATGGGAGCCTTTCAATAGGCTACTTGGCAAAGAAGATCAAAACATTTGGCTGCACCCCACTTTGTGGAAGAGAAAAGAATCCATTAACTGGGATGCAGTTATTGAAACCTGGTATCCAGATCCAGAGATTGCACAGGTCTTGCAGAAGGCCAACGAGGATACCGAAACTAGTGAGTAAGAAATCATGAAAACTAAAGTTCTCCAAGTAAAAGTTTCAGGAGAAAATCTTTCAGAAAACCTCACTTCACAATGGCTGGTGGACCTTATTAAGGCCACCGATAGCTATACCGAGGGCGAGTGGGAACCCGAACTGATCGACGAAGAAAAGAGCGGGAGCGAGAAATGAAAGATTATGGTCGCAATAGCAACTTCATGTTGGACCTAGAGACCTTTGGAAAGAATCCAGATTCTGCATTTATCACTCTTGCAATTGTTCAGTTCCCTATCAATCTTGACCTCATTGGCATGATTGAGAAGGGAAACTTCAGTGCGATGAGATCCCTGTCACTTGACATTGTGCCGCACAGAGATGCCACATATGACTTCTCCACCATCCAGTGGTGGCTTAAGCAGAGCCAGGCTGCAAGAGATTCCGTATGTAATTCAAATGGAATCTCTGAATCAGAAGTAATTGAAAAGCTTGATGAGTTTATGTCTGTTAGCCTAAACGAAAAGCCTCTTCTCAGGAAGAACAGAACCGTTTGGTCTAGGGGAATTGACTTCGACCTTCCGATTCTTAAGTCTGCATATCTTCGCGCAGGCATGACCTCTGATGAGATGCCATGGAACTTTTGGAACTCAAGAGACCAGAGAACAGTTGTCAATCTGGGCTCAAGAGTAAGCCGAAAGTCTTTGACCTGGATGAACGCACATGATGCTCTACATGACTGCTACGCGCAGATCTATGAGATCCTCATGGTTCGCAAGATGAAGGCACTAAGATATGACTGATGACATGATTGTCTTAAAGATCCCTCTGGATGCACTTGACGGCATCCAGAGAGTTATCCAGATTCAAGACATCAAGAAGAGAAAGCTACCTGTTGGCAGTCATGGATTCGCAAGGCTCAATGATTGCATGGGAGACGACAGGTCTATCTCTCAGCAGGCTCGTGTTTCCTATATCAGCAATGCATCTAGCAATGCAGATGCGGAAAAGGATTACAAACTTCTTAGGTTCCTTATGAGCCAGGAGCACTTCTCCCCCTTCGCTAGTGTGCAGATCAAGATGCATTACAAGATGCCTCTTGCTATCGTAGCTCAGTGGTGCCGCATTCGTGGGCACCACAGGAGCGAGATGTCTGCCCGCTATAGTGTCATGCCTGACGAGTGCATCATTGTAGACAATTGGCGCATCCCTTCAAAGCACAACAAGCAGGTGTCAGAGGGCTCCGTAGACGAAGCCATGCAGGTGGAGCTTGCCCACTTGCAGATTCAAGCCTATGAACATTCAAGAGCCATCTATAACAAGATGCTTGAGATGGGAGCTCCCAAAGAGCAGGCTCGTTTCGTCTTGCCAGTAGGCCAGTATACAGAGCTCATCATGACAATAAACCTTGGTGACATGATGCGTCTTCTCTTGCAGAGGTTGCACCCCCATGCTCAAGCTGAGATCAGGGAATATGCAGAAGCGACACTAAAGATCCTAAAAGATCTTTACCCTGTTGCCTTTGAAGCATTCCGTGATTACCAATTAGAGGCAAGAAAGTTTTCTCGTCAAGAGTGGAACCTTCTTAACTCATTCTTTGGAAGTGGGAAAGACCCAAGGTGTCTAGCGAATATGCCCCGACAGTTGAGACAGCAAGTTTTTTCAGACCATGAAATTAATTCCAAGTCTGACAGAGTTGCACTCATGAAGAAGCTGGACATCTATCATCTAATTTGAGGAACAAATGGAAGCTCTAAAAAACAAGTTTAAGAATCGAGAGAAGGGCATCTACCTTTTCGAAGATAGAAAGCTTTACATGCTTGACTGTGGCACTCAACGTGTGATGAATCCTCCCTCGCGGATCATCAGTATCATGACTGCTCGTGGTCGCATCGATGACTCTCATTCCCCACGTACACCCCAGTATGTGATTATGGAGTTTGGAGATGCAATTAAGGATGGAAAGGAAATCGAAACTCTTTACTTGACCCAGAATATCAAGAAGCGCTCAGAAGCCCAGGCCGAGCAGGGCTATGTAGATCCTTGGGCATAGTAAGGACAGCAGGCAGTGTGCTCTCAGAATCCCAGCTGAGAGCGCTTCTGTCTTGTTCTGAATATTACTCCCTTGGTGGGGAGTTGAAAAACAATTGGTGGACGCCAATGCTAAGCCACATTGTCACCCACCCAATCCTTGATCCATCTGTTTCTCTCAAGGAGATTACCTCTGTGTCTTCTCCTTTGTACAAGCAAAGCAAGAAGCTCCTGACAGAGATAGACAAGGAAAGAAGGGTCTTTTCTACGCACTTTGCAAGAACACAGTTTCATCATGCTTTGGTTACCCAGTTCTCAAATCTGTATAGAGAGTTGGAAATGTACAAATCAAAGACAGTTCTTGGACCCACCAAACTGAGAGTCAGGTTGAGTAAGACCCCTGTTGACCTAGAGATACAGGGGGCTATAGCTACCTCTGCTCCCTTCAGGGGAGGGCAGAGGGACAGGTACACTTTCGTCAAGGTCTCAGAGGCTATAACATCGTCTCACGCCCGGAGAGACCCACTGATGTTCAAAGCAGCAGAGGCTGCATCGTCACTGCTGAAGCACACTGTCTCTGGTGATTCAGTTCACCCTGACAGCTGCTTGTATTATCTTGGGCTGCAAACCAAGCTAAAGACATTCCCGAAGAATCCCCTGTACTTCAAATTGTACTCGTACAGGATTCCTCTTGGATCTCTGGACGAGCACAAAAGTCTGCACATTGAAAGCATTGTAAAGACTTATGAGCAGGATGGAAACTTTCCTGCTTATCCATGCCCTATAAGAAACTGTAAATACAGAAAGGAATGTTATGCATTTTGATTTTCAAATTGCGAACGATGAGATTGCAAACCTGTCAAAGATTTTCTCACTAGCAGGCGAGCCACTCAATCGCAACGATGTCATGAGGCATGCAGTCATTAGTCGTCATTCTTCAGAGAAGAACTCTATTATCAACTACTTGCTAATTGAGGCTGGAGAAACTGGATATCATCTTGTTGAGTTTAGAAACGAGGGCAAGATGTTGTTCGACATCTCTGATGAAAATGAATGGAAGGAACTTAAGCTCTTCTGCGAAGCAGCTGGCCTCTTGTCTCACACCAAGGGGCGAGAGTATAAGTTCGCAAAGCTCGAAGGAGCATTCTAATGTCTGGCAAAAGAAGCCGAGACAAGGGTGCTCGTTTTGAACGAGAGATTGCAAATACTCTATCTGAGAAATGGAACTTGCCTTTCGCAAGAGGAATTATTCAGACAAGAGGGGGAGGGGCAGAGATCGCTGATGTCTGCCTTCAGGATGTTGATGGAGCAAAGCAAAAGTACCCGCACATTGACAGGCTTCATCTTGAGTGCAAGCACCACAAGAGAGCGTCCATCCCCGCAGCCTGGAGACAGGCAGAAGCAGACTGCAAGATTTCGGGAAGAACACCTGTGTGTATTACGAAAAGCGATAGAGAAAAGCCCCTTGTAACCATGAGTCTTGATGACTGGATGGAGATTATGAATGTCTACATTCTACACGGGAAAAGAGTATCAGAGGAATAGGTTTCTAAAGTATCTGCTCAGGAACGACCTCAACTTCGAAAGACTTGTTGAGGCAAAAGAGTCAGATTCCTTTATGGTCCACACCATGAACAGGCTCTTCTCAAGAGAGCCTGTAGGCGAACACGACCTTTCTCTTTTCACAGCAGAGTTCTACAGGGCTTCTGCTGTGCTCAAGAGTGAATTCCTATCTCCTGGAGTTGGCTTCCACTGGAAGTATCAAGCTTACATGTGCTACTCCATGAGATATCTGGAATGCAATAACTCTAATGACATGCTAAAGCAATTCTTCTCTCACGAAGACTCAGAGCAAAACACCATTATGTGGCTGTTTGATCTTTTGAGAAGCGACAAGTATCAAGGCTGCAAACTTGATGCTGTCAATGAGTGCTATAAGTTTTGGATCTCTTGGTGCGCCAATGAGGTGACCAAGTGGATCAAGAAACGCAAGTCAAAGAACATTGTATTCTGCTCGTCTCCACCAGACCTTGCTGTGTTCGACCCCATGAGGGATATTACCCTCCTCAATAGCCCCTCATATTCAATGATGGAAGCAGGAAAAATATCATTGTATTTATCCTCTGGCAACCTTGACGAACACAATAAGGTGCTTAGTAATATACACATACCAAAACAAGAAGGTATTAAGATATGTCCAAGTTTGAAAACAGTGCAGAAAGCAAGCCAATCGGTTCTATCGTCACCAAGTCTACAGCAGACCGACCTATTCGTGTAGTTCCCGGTGGCAAGGACTTCTTTAAGAAGCCCGACGAGACTGGCGAGATCACTTCAGATCGCACTCAGGAAGACCTAGTTCGGGTCATCCACAACCAGCTTAAGGGCTGTGGTCGATTCCGAGAGGCTACCCTCTACATGGTTGACCCAGACAAGCTTGATGCATTCAAGCATCAGACTGCATACATCAAGGAGTTTCCCCCACTCCAGAACCCCAAGCAGATGCCTTGGGAGGTCACAACATCTTCTCTACGAGATGTTGCAAAGATGATTGGTGCAGTCCTCTTCAACAACCACGAGACTCTATGTTTCAAGATTTCCCCAGAGGGCATCTTGGCTATTCGTGATCAGAAGAGAAAGTTCAATGAAGAAAATACAAACTTCAAGCCCACTATGTCGTGGCGACGTTCGGTGAGAGCCAAGAACGACTACAACGCCTACGACGAGCTTAACAGCAACACCTTCTAAAGCTATAGGCTTCTACGGTGGTCAGTTCGACAGTCTTAAATCGTACAACCTGGTGGCATCGTGGGCCTTGTGCACGAACAGTCAGGTAGGCCAAAAGCTATAGTAAACTTGTAACACCCGGTTTTACACCGGGTGTTACTTTTTATAGGGCAATATATGTTTTATAGTGAACTATTTGATACTGGAGTTACTATCAGTACTATCTTGGTATGCTTTAATTTTGTTCTCTCTGTACTGCTTTACAAAAGCTGGGCCAAGCTTGAACATCATGCCGGGGTACTTCAAGAAAAGATTGACAATCTAGAGGTCACAAAGCAGCAGCTGAAAAGAATCAAGAAGCTTGAGAGGCTAGTCGAGCCAAAGCAACAAACCCCGTTTGACGTCTTTTGGAAGTCAAACCTGTACAGGCTTAGCGACAAGAAATGATTTGGAAAAAGATATCTAGATCACCACATGGATATCTATGGGACTCTTTTTTGGTCCTCTTCTTTTTCTCTACTCACTGCATTTTCCCGCATCTGATGGGATTGGAAATAGCAATAGCAAGTATAATCTTGCTACCCTTAAGATGCTACATATCGTGAACAAGCCCCCATGCGGGGGCTTGTTTTTAGCTACTCAGGGGAATGTCTTCAAGCGAGTCAACTCTTGCACTGAGATCGTCAATCTTTACATCAACACTGTCAATGCTCGTTTGCAGAACTGTTGACAGCTCATTGAAAGATTCAGTACTAATAGCACTGTCAATTGCTTCAAGCAACGCATTGTATGCGTTCTCCAGTCTGGTTAGACGATTCCAAATCTTAATCTTTTCACTATCTGTTAGTGCCATTTTCTACTCCTATGGTGTTGCCATTCCGACAATAGTTACCTTGGCTGTCAGGCAGATAACGCCCTCTGTGATTGCACTTGTGCTTCCAGTGACTACACCTGGAATTACTGTCCAGGTCTTAGAGCCGTCTAGACTCCAGGTAACTTGACCTCCACCACCTGTCCAAGTAGCACTGTCGGTGTTGGTCCCGTAAGTTACATTGCTCTGGATAATGGTCACAGCAGCAGTTCCATTCCGACTCAGAAGCAGTGACCCTGTTGCAAACACATTTGATGGAGTTCCACCATTGTTTTTGCGTCCCACAAGCGACCACTCAACCATTGCAGTGGCCTCAGCCTGTACATTGATGCTGTATCCTGCTGCATTGAATGCAGTGTTTGCAGCACCTGCAACATCAGAGTTCAGATAAAGATAGTTGGTTGTGGCTGTGCCACCAGTCTGGCCAAAGTAAACTGCTCTCTCATACTGTGCGTCACCACGAGTGGAGGCATTAAAGGAGCCTCCACCGTGTGTCTGAGCATTGTATGTGCCGGCGTCTGCATAGCTGCCATGTACGATGCCGTAGTGGCCCTGGAATGTGCTTCTGTTCTTGAAGCCACCAATCATCACGTGGCCGAGCCCCTGCGCTGCTGCATTGGCAGCATCTTTCATCGAAGCACCCAGAATCAAATTGTCTCCACCAATGGAAACAGAATCCTTACAAGCAGTGATGGTGGGATTGTTGCCACCGAGAGTTCCGCTGTTGGTGGAGTCGAGAGCGCCGCTTGCGGTAATGTTTCCGGAGTACCCACCAATCATGAATGCATTTGGAGAGTTTACAGTTCCACTCTCGCCTCCAATGATCAAAGAGTTGTCTGATGCAGAGCTGTTTCCAATCTCATTGCTTAAGCCGCCCAAGATCACAGACTGAAGAGCACTGTTAGACACGCTTACAGTGTTGTTATTTCCAGCAAAGACTCCAGAGTAGTTCTGTGCGGCAGTGTTGTTGCGGCCAAAAGCAACAGATCCTGTTCCTCTGTTAGCCGAGTCCCACTGTGTTCCAGTAACCAGTCCAGCTCTAAACGTTCCTGTGCTCTTCTCGAAAAACATTCTTCTGTCTTTCGCAGTTCCCGCACCGCCGTCATCGTCCAACTGTGTCGAGCCAATGACAAAGTCATCTGTGGCATGAGCGTTGTTGTATGTAACATTTGAAACAATTGTAAAGACAGGAGTAATTGCTGCTACTGCAGCGTCTAGCTTCTGAATGCCCAACTCAAGTGAGTCACCATCTGAGACAGTACTGATTGCACCGTGAGCTGTGTAGTCAGGAGTGGTGTCACCTGCGCTGTCCATGCCCACAAATGTCTGGATTGAAGCAGTGCTCGCTCCAGATGCTGCAACATCTAGCTTCTGAATGGCGACTTCAAGTGAGTCGCCATCGCTTACGATGGTTACAGCTCCATGCGCAGTATAGTCAGGGGTGCCGTCAGAGTTGCCAGCCATTCCTGTAAAGGCATAAATACTTGTTCCGTCAAAGCTGCTAGAGGAAATAGCAGCAAGCTGGTTCTCAATAGACACAATGTATCCATTAAGCACGTTCATGCTTTCTTGCACTGTCAGCGCACGAGACAAGCCTGAGCTCCAGTACAGGTCACCCGAAGCCGAGGTAGCCTCCCAGTTGCTGTACACAGACCTCCCATCCAGGCCGTTCAGCGCCTGACCATCTACCAGATGATCATATAGTGGATGGCTCACATCGTTGTGCTGAGCCATCAATGCAGAGATATCCGATCTGATAGAACGGAGCAACTGCTGCCTCTGGCTGCTGGTGTTCAAGCTACCAGCAGCAGAAGATGTGCGCTGAGTTAGGGTATCAAGCTTTGTTGATAGTGACATTTTAAACTACCTTTGCTACAAAATCGATAAGTACTGGGGACATAGAGTCGTCTACTGTTTCCATATCTACTTTAACAAACAGATTGGTGTTCCCACTTGGCTGTGTCCAACTGAGGCTATACTCTTCCTCATTCCAGGTTCCATGGCTTTTGTTCACCTTAACTACGAAGTAACTGTTTCCATCTTCAAACAAGATAGAAAAGTAGTCATAGTACAAAGGATTGTCATCCTCCATTTGGACGAAAGCCTCCATTGGAAGATACATCATTCTTGACTCATAAAGCTCATCCATGCCTTGGTAGATGCGAGGTGCATTGTATTCAGAAGAGAAGCTCAATCCATCAAATAGATATCGATGATTGTAGGGGTACAGAGGATCGCTGTCGATAAGCGTTGACTCTTTACTCACTGATGTGAACTCAAGCTCATGCCAGTTGGCATCCTGAACAGAGATCTTATGAATGCCTGCAGGAATGAAGATGATGCCTGACAGATTGGAGCCATTTACTTTTACAGAGTTTGGACCCACATCAAGCTTTCTATCATTCGCAGTGTAGATGGTTGAGTGCCACTCACCTTCACTGTACCTCCACCCAGCAGGGGCTCCATTGACTTCTTTGCTTGGGTCGGCAGTATTCTTGATGTTCCTTTTTAGGACAACTAGATTCGGCTTGACGCTGATGCCGTCAGCATACATGTTGATCAATCCTTCGTTCTGGAAACTGAAAGAGTCAATACCATATGCTTCGCTGATTACAGCAGACACTCCGTACAGAGAGTCATGGAGTGCGAAGGTAATCGAAGCGGTGTTGTCCAAGATGACAAAGTCATCATCACCACCTTCATGATCTACAGAAGTCCAGTTGGTTCCATCCTTGCTGACAAACATTGAAATCTGCGTGTCATCTCCATCAATCGTACATGCGCTCAACGACACGCTTCCAAAAGCATAGCTGTCACCAAACATGTCTTTGACAGGGTATGGGCCAAGCACCGTGGACCCAGATGTGCTGTAGTAGCTACTGTTGACCTCTAGCTTGTCGAAAGCATAGATGTGACCCCATGCACCATTGTTCATCTCGATGTCTGCCTTGTCCTTCTCAAGAATGATTCTGATACCCAGCAATGTAAGGCCCACAGTAGCCACGTTGGTCTCTCTGAGCTTGTGCCCTGCACTACCTGCTACGCTCCACGAAATGCCGTCTGTGCTGTACATGACGGTCCAGCGACCAGAGACTCCAGCCATACCATTCCACTTGACTTCAGACACATACTCTTCACTTGAAAACTTCCACTCAAGACCAAGCATGGTGTACGTATTTTCTGTGTTGCTCATTCCAATTCTTTGCCAGTACTTTCCATTGTCCTTGTACATGTCGGCAACTCTATTGATCTGGTACGAGCCAATGAATCCAGGACCGCTTTCTGAGAACACACGAAACTCAGAAGACTCCAATAGAACTTTGTCGTCGGACGTCTTCTGGAGCATTACCCTGCCTGCAGCTACGTCAAGATCTCCAGATTGGATCTTGACTGCCCGGTCAAAGCTTTCTGAGATGGAGATAATGGGGCTAGACTTTGAGTTCAACAAGCTGCCCAGGGCCTCTGCCTGCAGCAGAATTCTGTTCATCGCCAGTGACGCCCTATTCATTCCTGAGTTGATGTGCTTGGTCATTGTGTTGATAGACTTCTCGACACCGTTCAGCCTTCTTGTCAAAGCCACAACATCAGCAAAGATTGCCCTTCTGTTTGAGTTCTCCTCTTGAGAACTACTTTCCTCTCTGAAGCCTGGGACCTGCATGGAGGCATTGAAGATGCCTCTTCTAGCAACATTGGGATTCTTGTAATTGAAAGCCTTCTTTGCCTCAACGAGCTCCTCCTCAGTGGGAGCTCGTTTGTTTGATACGACAAACTGCTGCACGATATACAGCTCTACCTCTTTTGAATAAGCTTTCATTATGCAAACCTATGGACAATGTCTTTGACGAAAGGTGTGAAGTACTGACGAGCTTCAACCAGGGGCGCATCGACAGACTTTCTGTAAGACACCTTAACGTATGGGCTGTTCGAGAGCAGCCTTGGAGACGGAACAGTAATGGTTGAGGAAGACGCAGACCATCTAAGAATAGGCTTTACAGCCTGATAGCTTACAATTCCTTCTGCCACCTTGTATGTGATCACCCCAGCTGAGTCCTGGTTGGAGCTGGAGTACACAATCCCGTTGACGTAATCAACAGAGAACTTGTCCGTTGGGTCGAAGTTGGGATCTTTGTACAGATACAAGATCCCAATACCAGCCTTCAGCGTTCCGGTTCCAACGTATACCGTTACTTCTCCAGTGTCCGAGATGTGCCAGGAGCCAGCTCCACCCGAAGAAACAAGCGAAGCAGATGTCTTCTTCAAGCTCGGGCTGAACACAGTTGCATCGTCAAACACAGGGTCAACATCTGAGTACCACAAAAATCCTGCAGCCAAGTTAAAGACTGCTACATTGGACGAGCCTGCAATTGCAGTGGTCTTTTCATTGTCAACGGTCACAAGCCCATAGAACTCAGTGACACCATCCTTGAACTCAATCTCATTTGGTGCACTTGATGCGCCACTCAGGAAGTCTGCAGAAACACTTACACTTCCTTTGACTACATAGTCGTAACTTAGCTGCCTCTTCTTGCTTGTGGAAGTGAACATTGACGATCTTGCTTCTGTCTTCCCTTTGACTGCATTCATCTTTACTCGCAGAGCGTCCCCAACTGTTTCAGAGATCTCTTCCATGGATAGAACTCCATTGGAGATTCTAATAGCTTCTGGGGATCCATTCTTCCATGAAATTGAGAAGTCCTCGTTGCTAATATCCGTTGGGGATCTGTGCTTGAAAAACACTGTAACATCATTGTCTGACACAGCAGATGCGAAGAATAGCATCCCACTGGCTGGCTCCAAGTAGTAGGAGGTAGATGAAGCACCATCCAAGTCGGCCTTTGTCGCAACAGACTGATAAGTGCTGGGCAGTACTGTAATGGATTCAATAAACTCTACGCCTAGGTTGTAGACGGTTCTGCCCTCGCTTAGCTTCATAGCCTTTGCTATCGCTTCCGCTGGTAGCTGCTTCATCGAAATTGTTTCCACATCAGGGTCAAACGGAAGCTTTGGGTAATGGTAGAACCCATCTGACTTCTGCTCCAGCATCATTTTCTCTGGGCTTAGTACCATTGAGATGCTGTCTGGCGTTGTCTTAATGGCCACTACACCAGTAAGGTCTCCAGTTGCGACTGTGTTGCGAATCAAAATTCTTTGGTAAGTGTTGTCAAAAGCCCACTCACCCGCATTGACACTCGTATCGTAATACTCCACACGAGTTGCCTTCTCTCCATTGATAAATACATTCATGTCATCTGGCTCAAACCCATGCTCAACAATGTTGTATGGGACTCTGAAGCCTGTAACGAACCTTCCACCTGTGTCCACTTCCTTGGAGTCTTCTTCGTATCCGAGAGGAAGAAGACCTGGCTGGTAGACATAGAAGCTGGATGGGTCACTATCGTTTGGGATCTCCATCTTCACATTCGGAATCTGCCTACTGGCAGAGGCTCCGAACAGAGACGGGCTGTACACCGTCTTCACAGTTCCAGAAAAGTCTGCAGCATTAACAAGTGCCTCTTGATCAATCTTGATCTTGTACTGATATCGAAATGTCCCGCCCCTGCCATCGAGAATGTTTTCCTCTGCGGGGGTAAGTGCGTCGTCTGTTCCAGACACAATTTCGTAATTGTACAGTTTGTTTGCAGGGAATACATTAGAAGATGATTCCATTCTGTAAACAGCTGGAGGAAAGGGAATGTCCTCTGAGAGCAGAGACCCCTCTTTGTCGTATGTCACAGAAAGGAGCTTGATGTTCTTGGCAGAGATTGAGTATCTCTTTCTCACAATCCCAGCTACCTCGACATCGCTAGAGGAAGAGCTTCGAAGGTGCAGTGACACGCTTCCTGTTTTGACTGGCAGGAAGCGTGATGTCCACACCCCGTTAGCACTGCTGGCTCGAACTGAGGAGACTTCATACGGTGCCTCTACAGGCTGGCCGTCTGTGGTAATTGAAACCACCTCGAAGCCAGAAGAACCCAGGTCTGATACTGGATCAATTTGGATCTTGTTCAGATAGCTTGAGTTGTCTACGACCATCTTGATATGCAAGTTGACAGGACCACTGTCCAGTCTTTCATACTCAAACCAAAGAGACTCATTGTTGCTAATTAGATTTTCAACATTAATGTTGTTTGTGGTTACTGACTCATCAGAGTTCCCAGGGAACCCATTCGAGGATGAAGAAATCTGAATCTTGGAAACTGTTACTTCCTTCTCTCTGATTACTGGCAGGGTAGCAATCTTCTCTGCCGAGAAGACAGACATCTTGCTGTCTTGGAATAGCGACCTGCGACCAAACTTCTCAATGTGAGAAAATGCATACTCTCCATTCCAGATTTTGAAAGCTGAAAGCTTTGACTGGAGGTCGAAATACTTTCCACCAAGATGGGTCTTCCAAGACTGGAATAGGTTGTCCTGCTCTACAGCACTTGTTCTCAGCGCTGAGTAGTACCTTGTGAGTGATCTCAACTGGTGCGCAGTCCAAGTGTAAAACTCTTTGGAGTTCTGCACAGTGGGAAGATCTCTTCTGTCTACGAACTCAGTAACGTATTCATCAAGAAGCGCTTCCAACTTCTCGACAATGTCTGACTCGGCAAGCATTCTGTCAGCAACGGTAATAGCGCTCTTCCATCGTCCCATTTCGCTGTTTAACAAATCAGCTGCAAGAGACAGCCGATACAAATCAGTATGGTGTGAACTGTTAAAACTCATTCTCTGGCCTTTGTCTTCGTCCAATAAGACTTAAGAATGAGAGTATTATATATGTTGGTGTCGGAAGAACGGAAAACAAACACCGGTCGAGCATGTCCCTTTGTGTTCTGAGGTAGCTCCACAACCCTGTTCCTCAGCATTACATTGCCTGCAGCGTCCAGTTGCTGCCTGGGGTGAAAGACGTACTGAACGTGGTACCTAGACTTGATGTCAGGAAACAGAATCTTAATCATAAACTGACCTGCAATCCTAGTGGAGTTGTAGTCAGAAAGCTCATAAGAGTATGAGGAAGACCAAGAGTCTGAGCTGTCAACAGAGTACTCATAGTCGGTTCCAATTGTCAGCAAGACTCCATCTTTGTAGACGTCAAACGCATTGGGAATAGACACTCCGTTTGTTTTGTATGCGTAAACATACGGAGACATTCCTTCTTGGTTAAAGAAGGTCGATCCTGCAGAGATTGTAAAGCTGGTTGAGTCAACCACTGTCACCGTGTATGTGCTTGCAAGGTTGCTTTCCCCAAGGAACTTAACTTCGTCACTGGTAACCAGACCGTGGTTCTTTTCTGTAACCACAGTAGTAGTCGAAGTGAAGATGGCTGTCTTGATTGACAGGACCTTAAGAGGGGACTGAATTGCTGTATCGAACTGGGGAAATAGCTTGACTTTACAAATGCCGTCCTCTGGGAAGAGAAGCTCTTTCTGGAGATAGTTATAGTCAGGAAGAGGAACATACCCATCGTAGACCACAGACTCCTGGTCTTCGAGATAAATGTACATCCATCTTTCGACATACCCTGAGCCTTGATGGCGATCAACAAGAGAAACACCATAACAGTTTTCCAGGCTAATTGGACTGCCCTGGTAGTAGCTGTCAGGGTAGTATGAAGAAAGAAAGAAACTCACAGACCTAAGCGAGAAGTCATAGATCGACCCCTTGAACTCCGTAACAGTTTCTTCAAGAAGATAACTGAACTCCCTTTCTGCAAGGACCTCATTGACAGGGTCCTTGCCAAGAACGAACAGCCCTCTCTCCGTTGGGCTCTGCTCCAGTGTCACCCTCATAGACTTTGCGGTAACAACATCAAAAGAGATGTTTGTCTTATTTAGAAGCGTTGTGTCTTCGATGGGAATCTCGGTCCACACGTCATTGAGGTTTTTGTACTCAAGCTTCGTCAGCCTACATGCCACTGCAGCAATGCCATCAATTGACATCATGTTCAAGTCTTGAACGTGCTCAAGCTTGAACCCAACGACCAGCTCACACTTGTTCCTTACAGCCATGAACCCAGAGGTTTCTTCTGAGATTCCAATGACTTGGTTGAACACAAGGTTCGAATCTAGCAAGTTGTAGGGAGAATCATTCTCAAACACATACTCTCTATCGCTCAAGGACGTTTCGATGTAGGCGTCTTCAATTGCAACGAGGTGTGACGAAAGCTCGGCTTGGCGAACTCCAACGCCAGCCATTGGCTTTGAATTCTTGTGCACATGGAATGCAACCCCAGTCTTGGGGTCTGCATCCAGGGAGAGCCCAAGGGCCAAGTCTTCTGGTAGTACAAATCCATTCTTTCTTACATCACTATAGTTCTGACTTGCCTGAACCTTTGTCTCAAAGATTAGGTCTTCTCCTGACTCTACAGCAAACAGGATGTCATCCAAATATGAGCTTTGTTCATGTTGGATTCTGTTGACTGCGTACTCAAGCTCCTCTGCTTGAATGTTCATAGAGTGGGTGTACATGCGCAAGTCTCTAAGATACTCACCTGTAAGATTGCCAAGCATGACCTCTCCATCTCCCAAGGGAGGGCTGAGGTCAACTGGGGTTCGAAGAAGTTCTTTTATCTGAAACTGCTTGATTGACTCTTCTGAGTCTGGGTACCTATCTTCAAGCGCTTCGGAAATGTTTCCTAAAGAAATGCCTTGTCTGATTCTGTACATTACTCAACCCTGAAGTCAAAGTAAAGAACTCTAGCTGGAGCCGACGTGGGAGTCTCAACTCTGATTGACACAGTGACGTAGTCAGCTGCATTGAGGTTGGGGATGACAGCTGCCTTGCTAGCCAGCCTGTCGCCATACCCAGACCTAATATACTGATTAACCGCAACCGTGGGAGCACCATTCAGGCTAGTCTCAACAATGTAAAGACCGCCAGTCACGCCACTGTCGCCAAGCGAAAGCACATGCATGTAGTCGTTTTCTGGTGTCCCATCAGGAAGCGAAGAGAATGGCCCACTAAACGTAGATGGAGAAATATAGATACCAAGACCAGTGAGAGAGTCGTCTCCACTATTGGTAATGGTAATCACCACATTGGTTCCACCCACTACCAGGGGGTCATTAATCGCAGCGCTAGACTGAGAGAAAGTCAAATCTTCGACACCCATAACAAACCTTCCTATTATAGAACCCTAATGGATACTTCTGAGCCAGGGTACTCAATACCATTTTCAACTACTCTAACAGAGTATCTTGCGATACCTGCTGTCAGTCCTGTTTCGCTGTAGGTCAACGTGGCTCGACTTGGGCTTGTCTTTGTGTCTACAAGAACCCACCCGCCTGTGCTGTCCATCTTGTAAGTCTTGTAGTCGAACAGTCCTTGCCATGTAAAGCTGAGATCAACTTGACCTGCAGTGTTGTTGTTGTCAGCAGTAAGTGTGACTTTTGGATATGACCACTTAATCACTGCTACTGTTCCAGCTCTCACAAGGGCACTTAGACGGTCTTGAACTTCCTTCTCGGTTAGGTACCCTCCGTGAGTCTCAAGAACGCTTAGAGGTACCTCTACGAAGACGCTACCATCTGTTGCGACAGGTGCGCCCTCTTCCGAGTAACCAAACTTGGAGTTGATAAGCTTTGGCTGCTTCTTGAAGACTGCTTCTGGGTCAATAAAGGACGGCTCTCTTCTGACATCTATTCTGTTCTGGATCAGGGACACATTGTCCATGTCTACAAAAACCTCTGCAAGAAGAAGATAGTCTCCGTTTAGGATGTTTGTCCCATACCAGGTGCTTGAGTTTGTCGCATCCCTGTAGGTCATCCCTACTGATGTACTTGTATTGAACGAGCCACCAACAATAATGTCTTCAGCTGGGTTCGAAACTTCCTTGATGACACCGCTTTCGTCCACCTTTAAGTGGTGGACGGAGCGGCTTGCTTCGTTGGGAATTACATAGAAAGCATAAAAGTGGTTTCTACTTGCAGGGTTTAAAACTGGGTTTACATCTAGATCAGTATACTGATAGTCTACAGACTCATAGTAGTACGATGCTCTGAGAGTCCACGATGGGTCAATGCTGCCCTTGATGTGAACCAGTCCACTCTCTGAAGACCAAGAGTCAATCTTGGTTGCGTCATACTTGACTGTTGTGGAAGAGTAGTTTGTGCCATCAAGTGAGGTGTTTGTTGTGTACACAGCAACTAGGTTTCCACCCACGTCATAGACTCTGATCTCCATGTGAACACTTGTATCTGTGTCAATGTAGATCTTCTTGTTAGCAGTAACCATATAGTTTCTGCTGAGATAATTCAATGGCTCATCTGGCACATAGAGGTGCGGATAGCTTGGCATGAATGGAAGCGCTGCATGCTCTGGCAGATAGTAGCGTAGCGATCCAGAGGTGCCAGAGCCATTTACGTCTCCTGCTGTAAACCTCATATACCAAGGATTGTCTGGCTCGAACTGAGTCGGCTTCAGGCACTTGATCAAGCCCGTATCGAGGGGCTTGATCCACCATGGTCCATCCTGCGAGAAGGTGTGCTTGTACTCTCCACCAATGTACTCTCTTGTAAACAGTGGGTACACATCTTTCAGCAGGCCAGTAGTCAGGTCAATGTCTTGCCATGTTGCCTCTTGAGCAACAGGCTTTGCGTCAAGCAGTTCATTCTTCACAGTGCCATCACTGTTGCTAGAGCGAACCCACATGATGTGATATGCATTCCTTTCGATATCTAGTCTATTAGGGGCACTTACAAAGACCATGCTCTTTTCAAGATCTACAATCACCTTTACGTCTTCCTTGTTGTAGACATTGCCTTCAAGCATATGTCTTACGGAAGCACTTGTGACTCCTTCGTCTAGTCTGTGAGCGTAGTAGATCGGGATTCTTACACCGTTGTTGTCAATGTAGCTGCAGTTGGTTGCAAGAAGATCCTTGTACATGGAACTGTATGTTCGACTTGATGTCTTGTCGGCACCATATCGTGCCTCTTCGTCGTTGTCTGGAAACAGATATCTCTTGTCAACAATCTTCACATTCTTTCTTGAGTCAAGCTCTTTGAGCTTTAGGAAGTCAAGAGGAATAGACTCTGGACCCACGTTTCTTTCATAAAGGAATGTCTCCACCCTGTTGTGGATGTGGATCTTACAACCAAGTGACGTGGTTCGGGTGTTGCCACCCAGCGTTCCAAGAATAGTAATAGCAGACATTGTAGGCTCCTATTACGCTAGGTATGTTCCAGGTGCAGCAACCCAAAGAGTAATCTTTACCGCAAGATCATTAGCAGTAGGACCCCAATTTGAAGTTACAAAATCCCCTGCTTCAACAATTCTAATTTTTATTCCATTACTTCCAATAGAATAGCTAACAACCTCAGAGCTTGCCGTTACATGCGCATGGGCATTGGTTCCGGAAGAAGCAATAAGAGATTCAGCATCCCATCCAGCTGCATGCCAACGAGTTGAACTTGATCCTGATTCTGATCTAATCAAAATTGATGAAGCCATGATTGCGTTCTGAACATTTGCATTTACACCTGTAAATGACCAATCGTCGGCAGCGTCGGCACCAGATGCTGTAAACTTAAGATACTCTGGAAGCTCAATAAGAATCTCAGAATAAGTTGTAGATCCACTTGTCCCACTAGATCCAGCAATTGCAATTCCAGTTGAAATGGTGACATTCGAATCTGCGTTGTCCAATCGTCTAGCAAAGTAAATCACTTGATGCCTGGGGGTAACCCAGTAATTTGAGGCTCCATTTGTTTCAAATGTAGCTCCAGAGCCGCTTGAGGTTATGCCATCGGCATCAATCTCCCACTTGGCAAGTTTCTTGGTGTTGTCGGTAACGCTTCCATTATAAGGTCCAGCAATAATAGACTGACCATAAAAAGATCCATATTTAGATCCAACATGACCACCACTTGCCGCATCGGCAAACACAGATGTGTTTGCCAAGTCCGCATCAGTGCTTGTGTCTTCTGACACATTCAATGCATGATTCATTAGCCAATACTTGGCAGTCCCACTAGTATTGCTTTCAAGATGGTCATTGCTGTTTCTGTAAAAGTTCCAATCACCATTACCGAAAAACACCTTATAAGTTTCTCCAGTCGAGGCAAGACCAGAGCCTCTGGCAGCGCCACTCCCTCCAAAGCCAATGCTGCCAACCATCAAGTTGTGGTCATTGTAGCTCTGGCTGTCAGACTGGTACCCTGTTCGTCTCAAGTACTGAGGAGCAGGGTTATCACTAATACTAGATGGCAGGAACTCTCCAGCTGTTTCATTCCAGCCAACAATGTCGTAGGCTTTAATTGGCTGCTCTCCAAAAGTGCCATCGTGAGTGTGCTCACTCCACTTGTTTCTCAGATCATCAATGCTTGTAGTAATGTCAGTTCCAACTGTAATTACATAGAACACATTGCCTGCACCAAGCTCTGTAGTTAGATCGATGCCAGACACATCGATCTCGTTTGGACTCACGTACTCACACTGCGCATCAGTGTATGACACGCTGGTTGTGTGGTTGTAGAGCACGACAAACCCACTGGGGATTACATCTCCAGCACTCAGAGTCTGAATGATTTGAGGAAGAGTATAGGTCAAGCCATAGTTGAAATCAGGATGGCCAAGCTCTGTTAGGTCAAGAGCCTTGTTTGACTGCTGATGACTGATTGTGGGAAAAGTAACTCGATGCTTCCCACCGGATATTGCTGCAACCGTGACTCCGGTTCCAGTTGAGTTAATCTGGTTCGGAGTTGGAATGACATTGAAGTTGGCATTCTGGTATGCAGACCCATTGCCATACTTGCTCGGATCAGTGGTGTATGTGATGCTTCTGGTTCCAGTCAGGGCTGTTCTTGATGTCACATAGCCCCTGTCACTTACATGCCAGTCTGTTGAAGCAGTAAGCAGTCCGGTCGTCTTGTAAGTTGTCCAGTCGCTTCCAGTAATAGTAGGAGTGTTGGCTCCATTTGGATCTTCTGGCTTGTACTTGAGCTGGTATGACCTTGTGCCACTTGGGATTGATTCTGTAATCTGAGAAGCTCCACTCTGCATCTTGGGGCTGAGATTAGATGCAGGTCCAATCAGTCTTGCAACATTGGCAATGTCAAGTCTCTTCTCTGATGCAGGTGCTAGACTGTTGTCTGTCAATATGGCATTAGGAGACACCGCCCTCCCCCAGGCAGGACTCAGCTGAGTGGAGAGTGCAGAAGCATATGGGAATCCTTCCCCATGTGGGTCTCCCAAAAGAGACTCCATCTTGCCCACACCTGCACGAAGCTGAGCAGTGATTGCTGTCAGCTTGTCTGCAGGTGGCTGCTCTCCAGCTGCAAAAGTAATGGGTACCAGTGTGGTGCTTGTCTTGTCAGCCATTATCGCCTCAAGGGAAGATAGAAGTAATTGTCAAGCCATATAGGCTGCTGCCTGATTGGTAGTTAACAGTGATAAAGTTAGCACCACCAAGTCCAGATCCAGAAGTCTCACCAGTGCCGATGGTGTATCCAGTCGGCACCCCCAGTGCGGTAACTCCAGTTAGATATCCAGGCAACTCCAGATTAACACGTATCGCATTGCTTGTAACAGTCTTTCCAGTCACTGGATCCACACCTGTTGCAACGAGTCTTGCTTGACCTGGGGAGACAATACCATACGCTCCGATATTGTTTGTTGCCCCTACGGCTGTGGGGAGAGGAAGAGTCTTGCTTGAAAAAGTTAGAACATTTCCAGATATAGAGTCGGGGTGAACTGGAACATATGCTCCGGAAGCAGCCCCGTTTATTGGGTGGTCTGCAGTTGCGTCATACTCGTGAACAATAACTGGGACACCATTGAGGAGGGCAGCGTCCCACTGCACAGCCTCTTGCTTCCTCATATAGATGTTATCCATCGGAAGAAGGACAGGAGATCCGCTGGTCAGGTTGGTGCTAGTGAACACTCTGCTTCTATTTGGAACTGTCAGATGCTCAACTGCTTGAATATAGGCGATACCTGGAAGCCCACCTCTGACCCAAGTGAAATACCCTCCTTCGTATTCCTCAGAAAGATGACCAAGAACTTCTACGAAATACTCCATCCCGAACCCAGAAGTCTGCTGAACCACAGCGGTTGTCTGCCTTTCTAGTCCTGCATCTCCATAAAATGGATCTTGCTTGAGAATGTGATAGACCCAGATGTCATTGACAGAAGTTCCTGCTGGAATATTAGAAGAGGTAATATCTGTATCAGCACCATTGTGGTTTACAATAAGTGTCTTCTTCAAGGCATCTGACCCGTCTAAGCCAGCTGAATAAACAGTTTGAATCTGGCCATTGGAGTTTGTCTTTGCAGAGTAAGTGGCACCACCCGAGCCCAGAGCCCCAGGCCCGTCAATTAGCTTGATGTTTAGAAGCTGGTTTGGAACCTCATTTCCGTGGGAGTCGTATGCAGTGGCCGTGAGCATCGCTGTGTCACGGCCATAGAAGACTGGCCCATATACATTGCCACCCAGAGCAGCCCTGTCTACCTCTAGCGTAATGCTAGCAAGGTCTTTGTTGACAGACTGGATCTGAACAATCTTGTGATCGTCAGACTGATTTAGTGGATGCACATCTAGGAACGGAGTTTCATTCGCAGTTCTAAGCTTGTGGTCTGTAATCTCATACTCAACTCTTGGTACTGCTTTATATGCGATATACAGGGAGTCCGTGGTTGATGCGCCCTGTTGCTCCATTGAGACAGTTGAGCCTCTTGGCCTGCTTGAAAGACCAGAGGTCCCATCATACTCTCTTGTGCAATTGAGAAACTTTCCATCTCCTTTTTCTGTGTAGAAAATTTTCTCTGCTCCAAGATTCAAGACTCCTCTTTCTGGATAGGATCTAAATGCTTCTGTATCAAAGACTTGGATGGTTGTATCGACGAGAGCAGAAGCAGAAGAAAGGTAAACATCACCAGCCTTGTATCCTCCCATCTGAATGATTCCAAGATCGTGGTTGACTTCAAAGTGACTATCGCTTACCAAAGAGGTTGCCAGTGAGGAAGTCTCTGTCCACTGAGTAATGGCACCAGCTCCGTCAACAGAAATTACTCTCGCACTTCCTGTGTCGAAGGGAAAGTACTTGGCATAGATTCTTCTTCCAGAAGTAATGCCTTCGCCAACTGACTCCCAGAGATTGGTTAACTCTGCAACAACAGGCGTGGGACTTGCAGTGCTGTCCTGTCCAACCTGGTATCCAGTGTCCTGATTGAACACAATTCTTTTTGTAGCTGGAACTTCGTCCAGAATAAACTCATTGTGCCTATCACTAACGTTAGGCCAAGCAACGCTTGCAAGCAGTGGGTCAATGACAACTCTTGATCCAGAACTCAGGACGCCCGTAAAGGCGTCCACATACTCAAACTTCTTCCATGTAAGGTTTACCAGGTCTGCACTTCTGGTGAAGATTCTTGCGTCAATGCTTGCGAACATTGCGTCAGCATGCAGATTCAATGCACTAACACCCCCAGACCCAGTAGAATAGTTTCCTGAAGACTTGGCAATATCGGAGTATGAGTAATCACTAAACAGATATCTGTCTTCGTTGTACACCTGGAATGAGTCCACGTTGTACCGGGGAGTTGCAGTTAGATACTGGTTCTGCCTCTGGATGGTGTCATCTTCGAATCTAATTCCTCTACCAGGGGTTCCAGATTCCCAGTCGGAGAACACGGTGCCCTCTGACAGGTTGTACTCTTGGGGAGTTACGCGACCCATGTGACGAGTACTTTCTTCGTCCTCGTCAATCATCTTTCTCCTATCCCAGATGAATCCTTCATTGTCCCTAAATGAACCGATGACTGCAGGAGATCTTTCGTCCCTGAGAAGGGTCAAGTTGTAACTAAGACTGATTGTTCGCCAAGCCATCATTCACCCCACTGAAGCGGATTAAGTTCGCATACCTTAGCTAGCAAACTAGCACCTTCTGGGTTCAGAAGTGTGTTTTCTAAAGTCCCAGTTGCGTCACTTATCTGCTGATCGTATGCAAGGTACTTGACATCAGAGTCCCACTCAAACCCTCTGACAGGAACATAGTACACGTCGAAGGGGAACTTTCTGTACGTGTATGACACGATAGAGTTGATGTTGTTGTATGCTGTGATGACGCCTTCTGTCTTATTGACGTTAAACTTCCCATCTGCATCAACATCGTTAACATCTGCTTCCTCTGTCACAAACACTTGCGCATTGCTGAACCAGATGTCGTCAATCAGAGACTCTGCAGTCTTGTAAACAGTTGCTTTTCTAATAAGCTCTTCAGCATACTTAGAGCTGTTGCACACAAGTAGCTTAGTGGAGACAAGATACTGATTGTAGTCAACCTTGGTGTCGACAGTAAAGTATGCATTGCCACTGAAAGCTGCAACTACATCTGCCAAGAACTGACCATTTGTGTTGTTGGTGAAGTCAACTTCCACACTGACAGTGTTGTTCGCATGGTCGTTGTAGGCCTTCAACCTTGTACTTGTAATCTCAATGTATGGATCTGCAGCAATTGGATTGTTGTTTGCATCTCTAATGATATCAATGTCAAACACTCTTAGCTCCCTCTCGCCGATGTGGCGAGTCAGGGAGCGATACAGCCCATCACTGAGAGTCCGATCTGGACCAAATGCTTCCCCCGCAAGTCTGCGTCTGTAGTTGGCAAGTGACTCTTGGGTGTTGCGAGGCAGGCTTAGCTCAACGCCAATGTCGTCCAAGATGTTTGGCAGGTCAATCCAAGTCAAAGAGTAGGGACTTCCATCTGTCGTAATAGAAGTCCAAGCGTGATTGAACCAAAGCTGCTGCTGCCCGAAGTGAGCCACATAAGCAGCCTTCCACAGGTCATACTGATAGATGTTTGAGCTATCGTAGATGGAGAACATTCCGTTCTCTGAGAAGTAACAACCGACTCCGACCTTTCCAACGGCAATGCTTTCCAAAGCCTGGTTTGATTCGACCATCACTGCTGTTGCGTAAGTTGTAAGGTCAGTACTAGTCTTGACAAGAGCATAAAACTTCCACTCACCCAGCTCGTTGTATTCGTTGCTGAATGCAAAGTCATCCCAGCTCTTCAGAATTGTTGTCACCAAACGCCCGGTGTTGCCAGAGAAAAAGTGACTAGAAGCACTCCAAGTCTTATTGGACTGAAGATAGTTGGTTACTCCTGCAGGGGAAACTCTCTTGATCTGCGCAGACACAATTGGGAACTTTGGTCTGGCAAAGAATGTAGCAATACGCTCAGTAGAGCCATACTGCACCCTGTGCTGCAGCGGACGAAGCTCCAAGTGTGAGTCTCTGCTTACGTTGGCAGGAGGGGTAAAAGGAGTAACAGCAGGGTAGTAAACATGTACGTCGCCAGAGCTATCAAGCACGTGAATCAAAGTGTTGTGTGGACTTACTGAAAAGTCCACTGCAACAATTGCAGAGCCAGCTTCATTAAGCAGCGCCTGCTTGGCAATGATTCTCTCGTTGTCGTCAATGGGCTCTTCTTGGTTTCGGTACCTGTCTCCTCTCAACGAAGCCTTTGTGCTGTAGACCAAATACGAGTAAGTCGCATCAGACTCAAGGTAGTACTCAAGAGGCCCACTGTTCTCTGAGGTAGTAGCACTTCTGAATTCGTCTGTTTCTCTGGTCAGGCCACCGGGTAGACAGTAGAGGGTTATGTTCGCTTCGAACCCATTGATCAGAACCTTCGTAATTGCTGAGACTGGTTTGGTGCAGTAGTAGACTCCATCATCAATGACAGAGATCTTCTCTGAAAAGAAGTTGTTATTGTAGTCGTAACCCTCCACGCTTACGCAGTGGTACCCATCAAAGAAAGCTTCATTCGATGGGCCGTAGTTTCCAACTGACTTATAGTTCTTTCCATTCCTAATATCGATGGCGATTCTTTCGGGGTTCTCAATGTTGTTGTACGTGTTTGGAGACCCAGAGTCCCACACAATTCTGTTTGTGTAGGAAAGGGTGCTTACCAAGTTGAACTGGTTTGCAGCTCCATAGAATAGCTCTTCAAAAGTTTCAACCCTTTCAAGAGCGACAGCATCTCCAGTGACCGTTGTGGGATAGGTGGGCAGAATCCCACCGCCTGCGGTCACAGTGTGCGTAATGTAGTCGGCTGTCGCCAGACCTGTCATGTAGGCAGCATCGACTCCCATGGACCTGCTAAACAGGCGCATTGAGTCTTTGATCTGAGCAGCAGAAGCATGAAAGTCATCCAGAATCTCTCCGACTCTGTAGAACATTCTTTGGCCCATCGAAGATGGGTCCCTTCTCATCTTTGCGTAAGAGGGGAACTTGTTTGCGATTTCTTGGGTCTTCATTGCAGGCCTCAGACGAAGTTAATTGTGATGAGCCCAATATTTGCATACTCATAATTCTCAAGAGACATAGAGCTTGCAATGACTTTCTCTCTTTGCGACATCAATCCATTCGAGACGCCTCTTCTTACAAAGACCTTCTTGAATGCATTTCCATTACTTCCAATAGTAATGATGTCTGAAAATTCATTTCTCAACATGACAGCAAGAGACGAGAAGTCCAATGATCCTCCAAGCCCAATGTTCCTAACAAGGTTTCGAATGTAGGAGCGGACTCTAATAGACACTCTGTCTTTGATGTTCTGATTAACTGGCCTGTTGAAAAAGACGTCCATCTCTAGGTCGACTGCTACTTCTGTTGCAGCAGTAGCACGAAGCTGCATTCCTGGAGCTGTAATGTTTGATAGTTGAGACTGAACCTGTGCAACCATTGTGGCATTCGTCTGGTTCTCTGCTCCAAGTACAAACACTCCAACTGTTCCAATGCCGTAGTAAGCATGCTCCACTCTTACGTCATTGACCCCAGGAACTCCGATTGAGTTGAGAAAGATTCGATCATCTGATATTTGCTTTCTTGATGCATTGAGTCTTGAAAGCCTAAACCTAAGCTGTTGGTCATCTTCTGCATAACTTCCATTTAGGATGGGGTGCAGGTTGACGACCTTGAGAGATCCAGCTGAAGAATCTGTGTAGCCTGTGAAGTCGTGGTTGACCAAAGCGCCCTTGCCAACATTGCTTTGACCACCAGAGTACTTGGCTCTAACTGTTACATATGCCAAGCTTGAGCCGAGAGGCAGAGTTGCAGAGCCCACAACATACTCAATTGAGTTAGCCCCAGCCCCCTGAATGGGCTGGGTGCTAATAACGACGTTCTGTAGATTGATATCTGCGCCACCGTTAATTGCTCCAAATGTTGTAGCAGTGTAGAAGGCCACGATGCGCTCGGAACTGTCAGCGCTGGCGAAGCTTGACGTTCTTCGCTGAATGCCCATCCTTGCAGCCACTGCATCAAGGTCTTCTCTCTTTGCTGACGAAACAGAGTTCGCATCGAATGCCAATCTTACTGCTCTGTATGCATCTGAGATTTCATCAGCGACAGGAGCAATAATTGCATTCATCTTGCTGTCAGACTGGAAGTTTGTGACAGCAGTATCAGTTTGAATGTTGTTACGAAGCAGCTTTAGCTTTGTAGAAGGATTGACAAAGGAAGGAAGAAGAGGCATTGGTAACTCTCGTATCTAAACTGTTAGGCTCTACGTGTTAGAAATCTCTGGCGCAAGTCAAAAGAGTACGCAATCATTTGAGATCTTCTCTGTCCAGATGGTGTGATAATCAACAACACTATAATAGAGTTTGGAGAGTCTGGGGCAATGTCTACTTGAAACTCAGACTGATCTAGGAAACCACCAGAGGTCAGAGCATATGTGATTGAGTTCAAGATCTCTGATGCTGTAGAAGCATTGTTGATCCTTCCCATGTACGAACCAACATCTGCAATCTCAGAGTCTTTCATATAGTAGTAGTCACCAGAAGCACTAGACAGTCGAGCGTCCACCCTTTGCAGAATGTCTCTTCCAGCTAGATGCTTTGTGTCTTCTAAGTCTTTTTGATTGGCGTCAAAGAAGAAGTCTCCTTCGGAAGACCATGTGAGATCTACGCCCTCTATTCGATAAGCCATGTCAACCTCTACAGGAAGGAGCTTGAAATAATCATGATCTCTCTAAGAGTGGACATCATGTTTTCAATTGGAGGTGAGAAAGTGTACTGGGGAGTTGGCGTTGCAGCTGTAGATGGGATCATGCCCCTGAGGCCTCTTTGCTGAGCAAGGAGCCCTCCATAGACTACATTCTGTGGCATAGACTGGATGCTTACCTTTCCTGACTTCCCTGGGGAGATTCCAATTCCGTTTCTTTCAGATGCATGCACAAACACATCATTAGACGCTCCCAGTTCGGCAGAGCCTCCTACGTTGCTCTGACGAGCCGTGACATGTGCGCCACTGCTGACACCTGGGTCAACCTGTATTGTTTTGATCTTGTCAGCCACTGAGGAGCCCTCCTATTGAATAACCCAATGTGCTCTCGCTAACTGGTGCAACTGACGAACTGCTGTTGCCCCTGAAGCAGATCTTGCCGCCTGTCAGCCTACCATCTGTGTAGCTAATATAAGCCCTCTTACCCTTTAGGGATTCGCCGTTACCAAATACAGAAAGTATATGGCTGGAGTCATCTTTGAAGGGGAGCATAAACTCTCCAGCATCTGTCCTGACATGGGCCATGAGCACTTGACTGTCTCCGGGGTTTTCGTCCCCGGAGACATTGAGGATGACACAGGCTTTCTCTTGCACCGCCCAGGTTGAACTTCGAACTGAGTCTTTGTGGCTCTTGTTAAAGAACCTTTGAAGTGCATTTGTTGCAACTGTCTTCATGTCTTTTCCTACATGCCTAGGTTGATACTGCTGTCTTTCGCCTGATCAATTGCATTTGGAAGCTCTCTCCATAAGGAGTCTCCATATCTCTTAAAGAGATCAAGAGCATCAGAGGTTCCGTTGATCATATCATCGGCAAGGTTTCTAATGTCTCCAGCAAAGGACTTCCATACCAAAATGGGATCTCTGTTGGTAAGACCACCAACCATTGGGTTTCCGTTCTTCAACAGTGGGACAATCTGAACAGCTTCCTGGTGGAGACACTGGGCCATAAGAACATACGAGCCAATCAGTGCAGCTCCAGAAGGGGCCTCTATTGCCGCAGTAGAAACAAGCCCTGCGACGACTGGAGTTCCTGCTGCTAAGCCAATAGCGGCCTTGGCTTTTCCTCCAGACATAGTACTTGCAATCGTGGCTGCAAGTTTTTCGCTTCCATTAAGCCACTTCAGACCGCCAGCCATGCCTCCTATTGTTGCAATTCCTGCAGCGGTTAAGCCTGCCCCTCCAGCAAAAGCTGAGTACCAAGTAGCATCCTGCAGGGCATCATCAATGAATGGACTGTTTGGAATCTGATCATTGCCACCATAAAGGTTTTTGGCACTTGCACTTCCTTCAAATATGGCTTCATACTTGGACTTGAAGTAGTCATCACTATTCTTGTCACCAAACTCTGCCATGAAGTCCATTGCGCTTTTGTTGCCTTCGTAGAATGCGGTTAGTCCAGATTCTATTGCTGCTACTTCTTTTTTACTTCTATCTACCTTTTCTTTCACTCTACCATCTATTCCGGAGGCGTGAATATCTTTCATAGCCATTCCGTACATCTTCATGGCCTCAAGAAGGGGCCATGAAGAGAGCTCATTTGCAATAACGAAAGCAGCTGGTTTGATAGAGGTAATAAAACCGTACTCGTGGCTCATTACGTGAGTCACCTTCTCCACAACAANNGGACCATGAATGTCATTAATTGTGTCAGAAAGAATTACTACATCGTGAACTCTGATCTGTGGGTTTCCTACTACTACAATTTCTCCTCTATACATCTTGCTAATATTGTCAGCCATGATTCCGACTGCATACCTCTGGGCCATTCTGAATCCCTTGATATTGGGGTTTACATCAGCCTCAAAGTATCTGGTCGCATATGATGGCAGACTAGAATGGATCTTGAATGGTGTCGTCTTGACTTCGCCACTAGAGCTATCACTGCTGTCAACATCCTTGTACCTCATATGAACACCATTGTAAGTGCTGTTCTCATCCACAATGATTCCATTGCTAACAATGTCTGTGTCTGAGCTAATGAAGTGATACCTGCGGAATGGAACAAATCTAAGATCAAGACCTCTCATGTACTCTTGCACTGCAACCCTGGTCATTGATGACTTCAAATAGCTCTTGTACTGGTCAGTCTGGGTGATATCCATATCGGGGGTAAAGTCAACTGGAGTTGGAGTGTTGGTGGAGGTGGAGGTTGTCCCTCCACCAGGGCTGGGGGCTGGCTTTTGATACGTAACGATTGTAGTTGTGCCTTGTGTTAGCTGCGTGGTTCCAGCTCTAGCACCGAGCGTTATTACACTAAATGCCTGACTCTTTAGCCGATCTAGAAGCTCAGTGTCACCATAAAGCTTCAGGTACTCAGTTTCAGAAATCTCATTGTTCTTCAGATAGTCGTGAAGCTCTGTCATGCGCATGACGAATCTGTCATCTGCAGGCCTTGCCCAGTACCTCTGAGAAGGCACACCAAAGAACATTGTGTATCTAAACCTGCGACCATATGGTCTGTTGTATGCGACCCAGCCGGGGTGCCTGTATGTCATCTCATAAAAGATGTCCCAAATGGTGCTTCCATTTGGAGTGTACAGAACTGCATCTGGTTCTACTCTTTTGTCCGTAAGCTCTCCAAGCATCCCTGCAACAAAGCCCAAGGCCGATTGTCCATCAAAGCCCAAACTTCTTCCAACAGTGACTGCCACTCCATTTGCAAGCTCTCTAAGCGGATGAACATCCATGTTTACGTAGTCTTTTGGATGAGGTGCATAGATGTTGTCATCCTGGGGAGAGAGCATGAGTCTGCTTTTGGTCGCATTGAAAAAGCTCTTTGCATTAAGTAGATAGTCTGGAAGNACAGCTTCTAGGGCTTTATCACCCAGGNNCTTTGCCACGATTGTTGCCGCGCTTGCGCCAAAGCCAACTGCAGCAACTCTAAGAAAGGTGCCAGTGTAACTGCTACCAAAATCGAACAAGAAGCGAGCAGCACCCTTGCCACCACTCCATGCATTTGACACGCTGAACAGTGATTTCAGTCCTGCTACTCCTCCTGATGCAACGCCTCCGAATACTGGCTCTGCCCTTCCAAGCCAGAGAGCTCTTGCGGCCCTGGTGGCAATTTTCGCATTCATAGCTGCTGCTTCTGCTGCATACTCAGACCCTATTTTTACAACCTTCGCTCCGTTTACTAATATGAATTCACCAGCATCATCTACTTTGAAAGCAGTAACTTTGCCAACATTAAAAACTTCGTCAATCAATTTTTTATCAAGTCCTGCTCTCGTAAGCCTTTCTCTAATTTTGTCGCTTGCACGAGCAAACGCTTGACCAATTAGGGTCTTCCCGTTCGTACCTTCTATGGCGCTAACAGGTCTCGAAAGAGCCTGCTTGGGCAGAACCCTCTTGAAAGAGTTCACTCCCATTCTTCCAGGAACAATATTCAGTGAGCGGCCAAGAAAGCTGACAAGCTTTCCGATGCCAAGGGGGGCCTTTCCAAGAAGTCTTCCAATGCTTCCACCGGCTGGAGTTAAACTGAATGCGCTTATGCCTATCATGCCAACAGCCATAAGGCCGGGATGATTAGCCATCCACTTAGTAGCAGAGTTTAGTGCAGTCAGATGTGCAAGAGCACCCTCGTTGGAGTAGTCAGTAAAGTCAAAAGAAACATCCTTGGACTCTCCTGGCTGATACAGCTGTCCGATCTCCCATCTTCCAAAGTGAACGACTTCAGGCTCCATAATCATGGATGCAAGAAGGTGGTGAGTTGTGGGGTAGCTTGGGACCTGTCCATCTTCCTGCCAACCCTTTGTCTCCTGAACCAACTCAGCACCAAAAGACTGCACAGTTATCTCTGCAAGGTCTCCTTGCTTGTTCCACTGCACTGCGACAACACGTCCACTCAGGAGGACGTGAAGGTCGCTGGGATCGTTTGAATAGCCGACACGGAGCTGGACATTGAGCCCTGTTCTCAGCGCAAGGGCACCAAAGCTTTGGACCCCATCCTGGCTTTCATAGTCTGTAGTATTTGCTTCTGAATACAATTCTTCATGACTGGTGCCCATGGAGCGAAGGTCAATATCACTTTGCTTCTGTGCTTTCTTTGACTTACTGAGATGGTCAATGTCTGTTACCGCATTTCTCTTTGTCCCATCAAGAATTCCAGAGATGTTCTGAAGAGTGATGATTGCAGTCTGGACTGGGCTCATCTTGTCTTCTTCGTAGTAGAAGTCTTTAACTGCAGCATAAGAATAAAAGTCATCATAGTTAATGAATCGATCTGTGAGTTCATCCTCCTCAACAAAGAACAGCTTGTAAGTTGGATATGCTCTTGCCACTCTGTACTTGTGAGTTAGCATTGTATTGGCAGCACCATCTGCCATCTTTCTCAGGCTTGCTCTGTCAAACAGGTGGCTTGCAGTAGGCCTTTCAAATTGGGTTCCTTTTGCCGCTTCCTTGACCTGAGCATTGCCAGACGCAGCTGAGTTTTGCTCTCCAAGAAAGCCTGCTCTCGAACCAAACATGTCTCTCTTTTCTTCAAGAAGAGTTGCCATCTGATTGCTGAGGGCTTCTGATTCTGCCCAAGACAATCTTGGAATTACAGTTGATGGAAGAGCCTGACCGAATGCTCCAGCTTGGTTATCTGGGAAAACAGTGTTACTAACTGTTGGTCCAGTAAACGGAACATCAAGCACAAAGTTAACGGGGGCAGATCCAGTTTGAACAAGCGGCTGGTTGGGGCTTATGTCGACCCCTGTCTCAGTCTGCCACCTTTCTTCAAACTCCACAACAGCATCTGGCTTGTCTGATGGTCTGGCGAAGGGAATGTCTACTCCATCCTTTCCTTCACTTCCAATCTTTACATTTGGTCTGGCAAGTGAGTCTTCCTCGTAAACCTTTCTTGCTGTATTGGTCGTACCACCAGACGCAAGCCTCCTGCTTGCAGAGTATGACCTGTCTACAATCACATCGATAGAAGCTGCAATCTCTCCCTTGATATCTACAGCTCCGACGCCACCATCTTGGTAAATGTTCCACATGTAGAAGTCTGGGCTGACAGAATACACATCACCGTAGTAAGGGTGATGTGGAAGCTCCATGTCAGGGTAGGCTTGGTCTCCTCTTGGTTGCACTTCGCTCAAAGAGCCAACAAGGTGTCCCAGCCCAAGATACTCAAGAAGAGCCACATCTCTAAGAAGGTCATCTGCCATGTTGGTAAAGGCGCTTTTGAAGTACTTAACCTTGGAAGCTTCATGCTCCCGAGAGACTTCATAAAGAACAGAAGCATAATTATCGCTCTCGTGTAGAAGTCCATCTCCCACCGAAAATCTATCAGAGCCATCATTGTACAGAACATCGTCTATCGACGTAATAGGATTCAGGACAAACTCTCCAAGAGTTCGGTCTGAGAACAAATTCAAACTTGCAGGAAGAGAGCTATCAAGCGCAAAAAGAGGGGCTGCAACAGTCTCTACCACTCCTTGTATGACCGCATTCTCCCCGGCAAATAAACCGTCTTTTCCCTTAGAAAGCTGCCAGTTGAAAGGTCCTCTGTAGACTGCATACGACTGAGAAGCATCCCACCCCCAGGCTGCAGATGTGTCAAGAGACTGTACAAAGTATCCAGTTTGAGAACTCAGATCTCCCTCATCAGAGCCACCGGCAAACAGGCCACTAAGAAGCTGTTCGTATCCATAGAATTTCAGGAACTCATTAACGCGAACTCTCGCAGGCATCTTTTCAAGATAGATGTCTGCCATGTTTTTCATGGTGTCATAATGCACAGCATCATCGTGGTCTGAGACTGAAGTGGTTCCCGAGAATGCGGATATGATGGAACTAAAAATTCTGTCAGCTCCTCCCGCAATACTTCCCCAGAGCTTTTTACCCAGCCCCTGCAGTGGGTCACGGTTTGAGTTAATATCGTCAGCATGATATGCTGCGTCTATTGCATATCTCTTGTACTTGTTTGAAAGAGTTCTAATAGCCTCATCAAAAACAGGCGGGTACTTCGATTCATCTTCAAGATCCTTAAAGTAGTCAACACTTCCCGTTACTCTTTGTGCTGCACCATTATTTGGGGAAATCGTGTAAGTGTCAGTATTGCCTCTGTATGTAAGTGCTGCATATGTACTCGTGTACAAAGCAAATGCTCTCCACATTGAAGGCTCGACAGGGAGCCCGTATAGCGCTTCAACTACAGCTTTGCGAGGCAGGGCCTCTCCATAGATTGGTTTATGATCTTGAATATCCTTATACAAGTCTACACCACCAGCTTGATGGTCTTCTGCGATCATCAAGCTGACATTATCCACCAGACCATGAAGTCCAAACCTATAGTCCAAAAGCTTCTTGATTGGAATGTCTCCAAGATCTGGATTCTCTTCCAACAGCTGGCTAATGTCTCCAGACACATGACCGCCAGAGGTTACACTGCTTTGGGAAAAGTCTAAGTACTTCTGATCGTCTTCTAGTCTTACTTGAGTGTAGCCATCGTAATAGTCACTATTGGCAAATATAATTGGCTGTCCATTTGCACCAACACCCGCACCAACATTGCTTGCAGGCTCTCCCATGTTTGCACCAACACCCGCACCAACATTGCTTGCAGGCTCTCCCATGTTTGCACCAAGGGCATTCAGAGCGCTTGCAATCGAGTCATCATTGGGAACAAACAGTGCAGTCTCACTTGGATGGTACAAGATGTCATCCAGTACGAACTTGCCAAAGTTCTCCTCATCTGGTCTCGTAGTGTTGGTCATCGAACCAAGATCAAGCAGCTCATCATCGGTGGACCCTGCATGCTGAGCAAGATAGAGCGATGTCAAAGTCGGATCGTACTTGTCTAGCCCCCAGTTGTAAACTGCATTGAGGACCTCTGATCTGGCCGCATCAAGCCCATCTGCAGCAACTGATGTAGGCGTCAGGGTCTCGCCCTCGATGTAGGGCGAGGTCTCTTCCATCGTCAGCTTGACAGTAGACACACCAGGGTGTCCAGGCAGAGTCGCATGAGCACTTCCTGTGAATGCCATCCTCTTGGTCATCTCCCAGTCCAAGAGGTTGACACCACCACCTGCATTGGACTTTGACTCTAGCAAAGATAGGTCGTCGTACTCATAGCTTCCAAAAAGTCTAGTTATGAAACAGTCTACCGATGCGCACCAAGAGTCTGGAATCTGTCTGAAGTTCCTTGCGCTGTTCTGCAAGATGTTCTTCATACTGTTAATCTCTCTGGCCTCCAAGGGCAGGCCCTCCCTGTCTCCCACGCCCAAGGGAGAGTCTCCATCCTTGTAGGTGATTTCCATCTCGTAGTACGGCTGCACCGACCCCAGAAACTGGTGGGTCGGTGTGTTCTGCCCGATGATGGGAATGTCAGCAACAACATGTCTGAGTCCAGCTGACACATGTGTGACAACAGCACTGTGTTGGTTGAACAACTGCCCAACCTCTCCATTCGAATACTCGCTATTTGAAAGGGTGAGAGAAATGTCTTCGTACTTGTACCAAACATTGGTGACATAGGAGTTTTCTGTGTAGTATCTCCAGCCGTCAACATGCATCTGTGACATAAAATCTGCCATTTGCTCTTGGACTTTCTTCTGCTTTTTCTCCGTTACAAGCCTTGCTGCCTCTTGCTCCTCTTCTGTTGCATCAGTCGACGCAGTGCCTTTATTCGAAAGAGTTGAAGGCGATGTCGAATTGCTGGGCTTGTTGTTGTATTTTCCATCAATATATGACTCAATGTCAGGAAAGACTCCCTTCGCACCTCTTGCTCTAGTCTGGGCATGCTTGCCAAACTCTGTTAGGTTAAGATCGTTTTTGTTGATCTTCATCAGCAGAAAGTTTATTTTATTCTGCTGAGTATTTGTACTTAAATCTTCCAAATCTTTATAAATGCTTGCATCATTTGTGTGCTGTGGTCTTTCTACGAACTGACAAAATGCGGCTACAGCAATCTTGTAGTCGCCTGTTGCGTTCGCTACAGCCTCAAATAGTGGCCAGCCCTCGTCTAACTGAATCGTGTTAATGCTAAATACAGGATCCCATCTTTGCTTTACAGTACCAGCCTTGTTGCCCCATGCTGCTGAAGAGTCATTAATCTGAAAAAGACCAGCAGAGACAGCCCAGTTTGGCTTGTCTGGTCTTGGATCGTTTGGATACCCAACGTTGTATGCATTGTGATTAGATTTTCTTCGGCCCTCTGAAGACCTATTAGGGTCGCCATCTGGATGGGGGCTCTGATTGACAGCTTCATGATCCAGACCAGATTCTGCAACAGAGTTAACAATCGCAGCAATAATCATCATTCCGCTTGCCCCTTTTTCATTGAGCATTTGAGCAATGAGAGCTGCATTCTCCACTTTCGAATCATGTTTTGAGTATCTATCGTGAAGCATGTCCTTCATTGCACCAAGTTCAATCTTGCTGAGTACTGACTTTCTTTGAACATACTGGTTCTCAACCCAGCTGTCTGGGTAGCGAACACTTGCATACTTCTCGAATGAGAACCTCACTCCAGAGGCGACTTCAGGCTTTCTTGTTCTAATAGATCTGACAAAGTCTCTATCTTCGATTCCCTTGGATGCTGCAAAAGAAAGCTGGTCAGCACCACCAACCCCTTCGCTGTAAAGATTCCCATCTGATTCATAAAGCATCTTAGATATCCAAGAGCTCTTCAGACCAGCGTACCAGGGCAGCTCTCCTCCTTCATGGAGGGAGAGCGTAGTAAGCTTTCCTTCTGCAGTTTTTGCTGCTGCAAAGAAGTAGTCGAACCCATCTTGTGCAACAATATCTGCTTCGCAATCAATGTTGAAGTTCCTTTTCAAAGCATCTCTTTGAAGAAGGTTGATATAACGAACATAGATTCTGGAGTCAGACGGCTTGTTTACAAACTTTGCAGGAGACATGTTTGAGGGCAAGGGTAGAAGGTCAAAGACTTCTCCCTGATGCATCCTTTCCATGTCGATGATGGTCTTCTTGTCTAGGCTTTCATAATCCTTCTGGACAGCAGACCAGGGCAGGACTCCATTCTGGGTGCCAGCATTTATGTTGTAGTCAATCAAACTGGGCCTGTTTACTTTCTTTCCGTTCTCGTCGTATGTCCAACCAATGGAGTACTTGTAACCTGGACCGACTTCTCCCTCTTTCTGAGAGAACTGCCAATTGGTACACCAGTCTTCTCTGTAGAGCCAGTTGTTTGTGTATGGAAAGTAGTTAAACCAAGACAGCTGAAGGTCGAGAATCCATACATCAGTAAGGCCTGCAGCTGGTTGCACATTTGCATTACGCAGTGTAAAGGCCATTTTCTGATTATTGTTCGGTCCCCATTCTGGACACAAAACCTCTCTGAGGTATCTGTTCTCGATGAACATAAAAGGAGAGTGCCTGAACTCCACGAGTAGCCTGTGGAGATCAAGCATCATTTCGCTCTTAAAAGGGATCTGGACGTGGATCACCTTCTTGGTGTGACCAGATGCCATCTTCGTTGTCGACTTTGTTCTTAGTGTTTTCCAAGAGTATGTTAGATCTTGCTCGTTGAGCTGGATCATTGTTGGTGCAATCTTTAGACTTACGTCATTGATAACGAATACTTTTTCACTGTCAGTATAGTTGTTTGGCATTATCTACCTCAGTCAAGACCAAGCATTCTTTCTACATACGAGCCTGTAATGGGCTGTCTGTCATCATACACCCTAATGCCACCGGACATGTTTGGCATGCTAGACATTGCTGCAGCTGTAGGGCCTATCTGGCTACTGTCACCCAGCTTACCATTGACATTGAAATTCTGCCTAGTCTTAACTCTCTTCATGTGGTGTGGGTTGTTGCTAACTCCACCACTTTGAGACTTGTCATACTTCTGAGCCTGCTCTGGATTCGGACGTGGGTTGAACATAGAGCCACCAGCTTGCTGCTCTCTTAGAGCCAAGTCTTCGGCAGAGGCCCCTCCTCCGGGGGCCGAGCCGACTCTGCTCATCACTCCACCAACAAGGAGTGTGCCAACCAAACCTATTGCAGTCGGAACAAGCATCGCCTTCATGTTGAGCTTGGCACTTCTTGCCAACTGATCTGACGATAGGTTTAGAGCGTCTGCAACAGAAATCCTTGAGCCCTTGGAAGCCCCTCCTAGCATTCCACCAATTGCATCATTCTCTGCAAGCATTAGCTCTTTTAGGGCTGGGTCATCTATGTCTCTCTTCAGCATGGCTGCAAGAGTGCCTGCAGAAGCAGCCTCGATTTGAGGGTCGAGTCTGCTCTGGGTGACTGCAGCGACAACAGTGTCTATGGCTCTCCTGAGATCGACTGTGTGCTGATCCACAGTTCCATCGGTAAGCTTTTTGTTAAGATTCTTTGAGATCGCCTCAGCTGGATCATCGCCAGCTCCAGTAATCTTAACAACCCCACCATCGTCAAATGCGCTGCCTCCAAAAATCCTTTTCTCCATAAAGCTTCTAAACATCTTGTCGTTCCCTGCAAACAGTTCCCTCGACGCTTCCACCATTTCTGCTGCAAAAGGCAGGAACACTGGAAGCTTCTTTCCCTTAATTACCGCATGCTCTTGAGTCACCTGCAAAAGAGCAAGTGCTTCTGTTGCAGCATCAGTACTCAGGTCAGACATATTGAGAATTGATCTTCTGATCTTGGAAAGGTTTACATCAACCATTCCAACTTCTGTTTTAGCTGCATGCTCTTTCATCAGGTCTTGAACAATCCTCTTGTCCAGATCTTCTGTCTTGCCATATTTGCCTCCCATCATTTCGAGTGCATCTTTTGCCTCTGCACCAAACACTGCAAATGTAGTCTGGTATCTGTTCAGTCTCTTCATGTACTGGCTGGTTGGGTCTCTAGAATCCTTAAGCACGTTCATTGCAGATTTGCCACCAGCGTTCTTTGACTTGAGTACGTCTTCTGAAAAGAGAACAACAGACCAAGCATCACCATCGAAATCACCAAAGGCTTGGGCAGCAACACCAAAGTCGATCCTATACTTGTTCCTTTGACCATTAGCATGCACGTCCAACTCTCTTACAGGCTGGTAGACAACTCCTCCACCTTCATTACTAAACCATTCTCCAAGGTTTCTGTGCATTGAAGTAAAGAAAGCATCTACAGCCTTTCTGTGATTACCACCTTCGCCCATGAGATTGGCAATGGCTCCAAAGCTGTTGACTGTGGAACCTGTTCTTCTTTTGAGCCTTGCAATTGCTCTTTTGCCGCTTTTTGTTTGCTTAAACATGTTAAAGGCAATATCTTCTGTCGAGCCTCCAACTTCTTTGACACTCCTAAAGATACTAGTCATCTGCACATTACCCTGAGCAAGAATAGGGTGTCTTGTAGCTAACCCTACAGTGGCTTGAGCATTTTCTGTTTCCAGGCCTGTGAAGAACCTTCTCATCATCCTGCCTTCAGGAGTGACATCGTCAGATCGGTTTATTACCTTTCCGAACTTGCTTATTTTTCTATCAACAAACTTGTTAACATTTCCATGAGGCTCTATGTCACTAAGGGCTCCATCAGAGTTGCTGAAGTTTGCCATCTGAGACAGGAAGGCATTGGAGTCCATAAAGATTCCCATCCCACCTGAGGCCCTCATAGCCTTCATGGCACTCTTTTGCTGATTGTCTGTCAGTCCGACCCCAGAATAGGGGTCGATCATTACAGCCGTATGAGTGCCTGATCCCTTGATCTTGCCACTCAGAACTCTTGATCTGACATTGGAGTACATGTCAATGGCTTCTGATTCGTACTTGTCAAGTGCTGGCATGATACTGCTACCTGTTCCGGCACTCTCAAACATGCTAGCGCCAAGCTCATTGACCATTCTGTTGAATGGTGCATCAACAATCCGTGCACCCTTGTCTGTCTTTATAGAGACCTCTCTGACTGCTTTAAAAGCATCTGCACCTGGAAGAAAGATCTCTCCAGTTCCACCAAACTTCTTTCTGAGCTCCGCTGCCAGAGACTTGAACTCTTCGGCTTTCCGGCCCCCCTGAACCATCTCATCAACATCAGACAGATCCAGAATGGTTCCACTGTCTGACTCCTTTAAGACGTCAACCAATTTCTCACCCTTCGCCATTCTGTTAGAGATCAACTCTGCCAGTCCAATCCTTTGCATCTTCTCTGCAGCTTCTTCAGTTATAAAATCCTTGCCTTTCATGGAACCGACCATTGCAGTCATTGACTCAGCAAGAACCAAGTGCTCGGCAGCGCCAACCTTTCTTCTGTAGATTCCAGACAGAATCTTTGAGATCTGGTCTTCACTCATATCTGGGTTAAGTCTTAGCTGGTGCTGCAGTTGCTCAAAGGTTCTGCGCTCTACTGAACCTCGGGCGTTGACGAAAGTCTCAGCGCCCTCTCCCTTTGCAAAACCGCTAATACCAAAAGTAAAGCCTTTTTTTGCTTCTTCGATAATTTTCATTGCTTTGTCTTTTCCAAACTCCTTTTCAATAATCTGGTTGACAGTCATGTTGGCGCTCAAAAGCTTTTCACCATGCGCCATCATGCCACCAGCTACAAGACCAACTCTTTGGGGGGTGACCCCAGCATCCCTCATCTTCCGAAGAGAAAACCTGAACAAAGCTTCTGTTTCTGTCATTCCTTTTTCTGTTTTAAGAATATCGCTAATAACATTCTTGGCTTCACCAAAGACACTGTGAATCCGGCCTACTGACCTATCTGGATCTTCTGAGACTGAGAAGTATGCAGCACCTGTAAGAAACTGGTGTTCCATAAAGGCGGCGCTTTTCTTCAGCATTGAACCTTCCGTGACCAATGCTCCTTCCCTGACAAGGCTGGCTAGGTCACCGCCTCCCCCTACCAGCTTTATTGCCTCGGCTTCGCCAATCTCGTCAGTGATACCCTTGGCCAAAGGCCCGAACAGCTTAACTCCTGTGCCAGCTGTTTGGTCTGTCTCGATAGCAAGGTTGATCAGATGCTGTCCATATGCACTTGAGTATCCAGCAATCTTGATCCTCACATCTCCACTTGCAGCAGACGCCTCTTGGGTAAGGCGTCTGACACCAGACTTGCTCATACCAAGAACTCTTCCATGCTCTGCTAGCTCTGCTGGGGTGAACGTAACAGTCTCACCGCCCATGCCCTCATCTAAAACCCTTTGCAAGATTGGACTAATAGCACTCTTGTGGACATTGGGGTCTAGCACTGGTATGGTTGACAGCTTTGTGCTGGTAAACTTTCTGGTTGTAAAAACAGTTCCACCTGTTTCAGATGTCACACTAGCAAGGCTTCCTATTACCTCTTTTGGTCTTACGTCCATAATGACAGCTTTGTTAATCCTTCCTTCACCAGACCTGAACCCAGCGCCTCTTCCGCTTTTTCCCATGCGTCCGTCTTTCTTCTTAACAGTAAAGAACTGGCTTCTACCAAAGAACTGCCTTTCGCGAGCAGTAATAGGCAGGCTTTTTCTTGTATGCCCTCCTACCCTCCCAGACATCATTTGATCAAGAGTTCCGCCCTGGGCATACATTACGCTGGTGTACACTCTCTTGCCTCCTGCAAGAATGGGGTCTTTAATTGTTGTCTGGATTGCATCTGGGCTAACACCTGGATCATACCCAGGCATGACACTCATGCCCTTGATCAGGGCCATCTGTGCTTCTTTGTCTTGAATGTTCTCCAATCCAAATACCTTAAGATGGCTCATCTTCTCTCTTTCGAATTGGGTAATTCCTGGTGCTCCTTGTGTGTTCGTAACACTGTCTCTGCTTCTGTCACCGACAAGCATAACTTCTGTTAGTGACGCATTGAAAGCATTCTTTCTTCGCCCCAATCCAAATAAGCTTCCAGCTTCTTCCAGCTCAGTAAGAAATCTTCTTGTTTGAAAATCTGCAAAGTTTACTCTTGAGCTTGCGACAAAAGCTTGAGCTCCTTGTGTGTTTCCTCTTCTCATCATTGCCACAGCCTGAGAAGCATCCTTCTCGCTAATCATTCCCTTTGGGGCGACATAGGGGGTCTGCAGCTGCTCACCCATATAAACCCTGTGTTTTCCAAACTCGATGTCTGTCAAGGAAACATTCGTGACAAAAGCACCAGAGCCGAAAGAGCCACCGCCCCTGTTGCTTCTAATCTGTGCTGTAGTAACACCACCCTTTCTGACAAGGCCAACAGTGCCTTGTCCTTGAACTGCTTTCTGAATAGCCTCAAGCCTCGACACTCCCGCCTTGCTGAGGCCCGATCTAAGATCCCTCCCTCGTGCGCTTGAAGCAAGAGCGGGAGATGGAGGGGGGAACGCACCTGATAAGCTTCTTCCAGTTTTGGGAACGCTAAGATGCTTTCCTATCTTCCTATACTCTTTCAGGTGTCGAGAGAAAGCAATTTGGCCATCTCTGTTTTCTCCCCCTTCCATGATGGTTCTGATAGCACCAGCAAGAACCTTTTTGACCTCATCAGGATTGCTTTCCAATCTCATTGCGTCTTCGAGAATGGAACCCATTTGCTTCTTGACGACGTCAGACATGCCAGAGTTGGGGTCCTCAATCGTAGAAGACAATGCCTGGAACACAGCACCCTGCTGGTCTAGCATCTGTGATAGTTTTTCTTCGCTTGTGATAGCGTCAGTTAGCTCGGTTATGAGTTGGTCATTTCTTTTTACTTGTCTTTCCGCAACTGCTTCGGCCTGCCTCCTTACATCCGATCCAACATCTCTGCCCAGTCTTCCAAGCCTTCCGCTCTGGGCAGACAGGGCCACATTGGGGGACTCGCCAGAAGCGACAGCAACAGCAGCATCAAGCGCATTGGCTGACGACCTGTTGGACACCACTTGTCCGTAGCCATACAGGCCACCAATCAGCAGCGGCGATGCTGCCACTGACAAGCCAAATACATCTTTGAAAACAGAATCATTATCGGGGGGCTGTGCCATAGTGTTTACGAAGCCTCTGTTGTGTCTAGAATCGTTTTACAAATCATCTTACACCAAGTGTGCTAGAAAGACTACAAGAAGCGTTGCAGGGTACTTGTTATCCCATCTTCTCTTGTGTCACCAAGCTCCAAGTTTGCGCTACCAGTTCTTCCACCTGTTGGTGTAACTGAGATATCCATTCCTGTGCGACTTGCAGCCCTGTATGCATCCCCTGCTGTGATGTCAGAAAGCTGCTGTGCTGCCATGACAGCCATGGGCTCTGCCCTTGCATATCGGACCTGCTTCTCCCACACATTGTAGTTGTGCATATTCGAGGCCTCTTCGTTAATAAAGAGGACTCGAATATCGTCCATCTGGACTCCTTGGTCCCAGCCAATAAAGTCTGGAGGAGGCAGGGGGTTCTCTTCAAAGTAGTTAAGAAGCTCATAGAATCTCTGTCGGATATATCTGGGGTCAACGTCCCGAGAGCGACTGCCACCAAACAGCTCCATGTCTTCCCCAGAGTCGAGCCTTTGCCACATTGCCTTGTAGAGATGCTTATGGTCTTCTGGAAGGATCTTCAGAATCTGAGACCTTTCTTTTTCTCCTGCCTCAAGGAATGAGTGCATGTACTTTCTCTGCTCGATGGGCAGAGACCAGTACACACCCATTGTCGATCCATATGGATTGATTCCATATCGAGTTTCAGCTGCGCGCCTATACAGATCGTTTGCATTGCCTCCCATCTTCTCTGCTTCTAAAGCCAACGAAGCGTACTTGTAGAACTCCAACTTGTCGAAGTATTCGTTTGTATCGTGAATCTTCTTCCTGTAAGAAGGAGTGAACTCGCCTGGAAGCAATGAACCAGCTGTCAGGAAGGCTGGTCTGAACCAGTCATTCCATGGAGCCTGCCAGTCTCCAGTCGGGGAGCCATAAACATTTTCATACTTGTACTGCTCAATGGGGTCTCTCATGAATCCAGTGAACTTCTGGAAGGGCCTGAAACCAAATGGGACCAAGTACTCCGCTGGGGCAGCGGCACTTCTGGCTGCAGCCCAACCTGTCTGCCAAGCTGCTTGGGTCAGACTGCTCATCAGGGGGACTTCAATAGCTCTGGGGTTTACCTTTTCATTGACATAGCCCCTAAGGGTTCTGCCTGCATCTTGAGACATCTGCTCAATCTGTTTAAGCTCTTCTTCTTTGTATGCACCATTCTTGGCCATCTCATATACAGCTTTCTGCGTCTCTCTAAACTCTCTTGTCTCTGGAGCAAGGGCAGATAGAACTCTCATCCTGTGAATCATCGGGTAGTCTTCAGGATGGACTCCTGCCAGCTCTGGGTAAATGTTCTCCATTGAGGGGCCAGGAAGCAGGGATCTGGCTAGGCCACCGGCCTTTGCAGTTGGAGAACCCATGCGTAGCTTCATAGGCATCCAACTGGGCTGGTCGTTCGGAAGAGGGTTGAATGTCTCGTACTCTGAGCTTCTTCTCATCAGGACACGTCGAACTGCTTCAGTTGTTCCTGGGTCACCAATCTCTGAATCCCAGAAAGATGCAGTCATTGATGTTCTGTAACCAATAGTGTCAAGATGAGGTCTTCTTGACTCAAAGTTTTGGTCACCAATTGTAGCCTTTGAAACTGTGTTTGCGGCCCAACCCCACATACCAATCATGTCAGTAAACTGCTGATACATATTAGCTGCTCTAGTGCCAAAGCTGTTTGCGCTAATTGGATCACCCAGTGCAGAGTAAGATGGGAAGTCAGGATCGTTCCACTCATTTTCTCTTATATACTTTTCAGGCTTTACAACCCTGCCAATGGTGGCAGCAAGAAGGCCTCCTACAATTGGAATGTTTTCAAATGCAGACGCAGATGCAAGAGATGGGTCTCTGTACATCAGCTCTTCTTCTTGTTGGTATGTGAAGTTCTTTAGGAAGAACTTTGTGATTGCAAGACTGTCCTGTCTGTTACCCCACTCCCAAGCATCATCTGTGCCATTCATGATCTGGGCAATCCTGGAGTGACGAAGCTTCACGTTGGCTTCGTCACCTCCGAACTCTCTTGATCCAAAGAGCCACCACCGACCACTCTTGACTTCAACAAGCTGGTCGCCTGAGTAGATGTCCCTGAGCTCTTCTGAGGACTCCATTGACCCGAGCAGTCCACCTGTCAGAAGTTGCTGCCCCATAAAGGCAGCGACACCAAGTGTGCCCAGTGCTCCTAGCCGGCCCCTGAGCTTGAACTCATCGTGTGCAACATGCTGCTTTGGGTCAAGCCCCATGATGGACGCTCTGACGTCTTCAAACAGCCCTCTTGCTTCCAGCTCCACTCTCCTGAATGGGGAGTCACTCTGGTGGTACTCACTTGCAATCTGGTCTAGTCTTTTTTCATACTTCTTTGCTGCAGGAAGATCTTGGTACTCAGCTTCTCTTTGAATTCTCGCCGAACGCATAGCGTCATTTCTTGTTCTCACATAGTCTCGGACCCTGTCGTATGACAGGTCTTCGCCATCTGTGAAAAGGTGCCTCATCCCAAACTTGAACTTTCCTTGAGCTTTCTCATTAAACTTTTCTTCAACAATGGATCTCAGTGGTCGAACATAATCGTCTGCCGCAAATCCAACCTTCTCCAATCCATGCTGCAGCAGTGTCTTCCCACGAAACTGAGAAGCACCAAGTGTGACTGCCGCTGCAGCGGAGAAGGCACCCATCTCTACGGTTGACACACCTGGGAGCAACCCTTCCATCGTTCTTCGATAGTAGTTGAAGGGGTTGAGGGTGTTGCCTCTAAGAGTATCCAGTGAAGAATATGCGCCAGCAAAGCCAGAGATTAGTCCATTCGACATTCCAGGGGTCAGCACCTGTCCAAAGAAGCTGGCCGCTGCTACTCCGAAAGAGGTCTTGTTTGAGAAGTTAAACTTCTTGAACGCCATGCCCAGGCCAGCGCTAACAATGCCTGATATGGGTATGTTGCCCAGTCCACCGAAGTCGTCTCTGAAGTCACTGAGTGTAGAAACGCCTAGGCCAATAGCTCCAAGCTTCATGGCCTTTTTGCCATATCCCATGAAGTACTGTCTAAGAGCAGGCCCTTCTTTGACTCTGTCTACTCCTGCAGCTCTGACCATCTCCTGGAGTTTTGGAGATGGTATAAGTCCAACTGTTTGGTCAACAAGCCTGTTGAATCTTTCGACAGATGCAGCAGCAACGCCTCTTATCAGCCCCGTTCTTCTCATCAGGCCGGCAGCGTCATCTACATCTCCCCGAATAGAAGAGACTGGAAGATACGGTGCATAGGCGTGTACAGCCTTATCCCCCAGCTCCTCAGCGTGTCCCTTGATCTTTCTTTTGAAGATCCTGCCAACCTTGTGATCTCCCTCGTGCCTATATTGATCAGTAGCCTGCATGTAGCCTTTGGCTGCAGGGTTAACTGGAGTACTCTTACCAATGTCCAACAGCTCACTACTGGTGTCACTGTATTCCATCAAATTGACATTGGAGGACAAAAGAGCAGACTTCTTGTCCACGCCTTGCTTGGGAACAGCGTGCAAGCTTCCTATTCCGTTCTTCTCTCTCTTGAACAAGATATCAAACTCTTGCGCACTAGAAGTAGAATGAATTCCCTTTTCTTTTAGCTCTTCCGTAGACAATCCAGTTACATCAGACAGATAGCTTATGCTTTCTTTATTCTGAAAAAACGAACTATCATACATTACGCTCAGTGTGTCGTCGACCATGGAGGCACTAACACCTGGAACGCTTTGCTTGTTAATCTGTCTCATCTGATATGCAGATGAGGTAAAAGGACTAGCAAACTCTCTAATGCGGAAGGTATGCATCAGGCCCAAAGGAGAGCTGTCTCCCAAGTAGGTAGCCATGTCTGCAATGTCATCAAGGAACCTAGTGCCATCACCTCTGGTACTCATTGCGTACATGAGGCCCATGGAACTGACACCGGCTGCTAAGGCCGGTGCCAGAAGGCTTCTATCGTTTGATGGATCGGAAGAGTCCATGGCTTAGCACCTTTAATTATTAGTGAGCCTATCTAGCCTTTCTAGATCTCGACTAGATAGATTCTCTTTTCTCACCCTTGTCTTACCAACCATCTTACCTCTTTTTCCAAGCTCCTCAGGGGTCTTGTCCCAAACAGTGGACCCTTGCATCTGTCCATGGTACGCAGACTCCATCGAAGCATTCTCTGACTCTGTCCTAATCCTCTGGTTCTTTGGAGGACCCTTGTCCTTCTTGCCGATGTCATTGACATCAAAGGCTTCATATGGGAACCCCTTCTCAATTAGCAGAGCTTCAGCTGCAGCAAACATTTCAAGAAGCTTCACACGACTCCACTCTTCTAGGTCATCTGGCCTGTATGCGGGGTATGCAATAAGTACAATCCTTTTAATCTTCTCGTACACGCTATACCTTGGATGGTACTTGCGAGCCAGAATGATGTCTTCCTTGATTGTGGATTGGTTATCACCGCTCAACCAAAGAGCGGTGCGACCAATCGATACGCTGGCTCCTGCATGCATGTTTGAGGAGAGCATGTCGTAGTTGCCAAAGAAGACTCTCTTGAATGCTTCTTCGCATGCCCTTTCTTCTGTAATCTGCCCACTGTCGCGAAGTCCAGAGATGATTCTAAACTCACGCATGGATAGCAGGCGCCACAAAAAAGTGTAGCCTGCTATCTCAGTTTGGTAGACTCCATCTGATTTTAGGATGGATTGAACGTCCATGACACCCGCCTATCAGATGCGAATGGTCTGGGACATAACCTGCTGTGGGGTCCAGAAGTAAGACACCTGCTGAACTGCAGTATACAGTGAGTCAATAACTCCAGCCGGTGCATTCTGAAAGAAAGCTTCAGCTTTGTCAGCATTGTTCAGAGCTGGATAAACCAAGCAGTTTCTAACCAGGGTTCTGGTTAGCTCTTCTTCCAAAGCTCGGCCCTCCTTGCTGTTGTTTTCCTGAAGCTGGGTAATGTAGCCCTGGATCTGCTTCCACTTAGAACGCTTTACAGAGGTGTAGATGTACAGCTCTTCCTCGCTGAACAGAGTCAAGTAGATCGATCCATGCTTCTGCTTTAGTGTCGCCAGAGCGGCCTCTGGGTCCTCTGTACCACGTGCAGCAAGGATGGCGATAGCACGCTCTCTGATGAAGTCATCAACAGTTTTCTGCTCCTGTGGCTCCTGCTCGGGAGTCTCATCCTGGATGTGCTGCTCTGCCTTCTTCATGACTGCATCTAGATCTTCCATCTTCTTCTCTCTCTTTGGTGCTGGCTTGAGTGCCTTCTTAACTGACTTAGCCTTCTTTGGCTCAACCTTCTTCGGTGCTGGTTGAGTCTTTCTCGCCACTTCCTTTCTCGCCTTGTTTACATCTCCTCTGGAGTCGTGAACATCTGGCTTGTAGTCATTAGGGTCGATATAGTTCTCGCCCATCATTTCCTGGTTAAGAGCATCCTTGTGAGCAAGGATTTTGGTTGCAAGAGAGTCATCTGCCCTGGGCAGTGCAGGCCCTCTTGCATTTGCATCAAGCATGCCGCTCAGGTGAGCTGGCAGATCATTTGTGTTCATTTGTTTTCCTAATCAATTACTGGGGTCTGATGTAGGCGTTTTTAACGTCGGGGTCAATTCCGTCCCAAAGAGATCCTTCAGGAGGCTCAGTAGAGTCGATATCACTCTCTTTTGGCTCTGGCTGGACCACCACAGGTTCCTGCTTCTTTGAAGCCAATGTAAGTTCATTTCTCGCAATGAATGGATACGATTCCAAGATAACATCCTCACTTACTTGGATCTGTTTTCCACGCCCAAGGAAGTGCACACTTGTGAGCATTACACCCCAATCGCCATTGGGCAATTGTGCAGTTGGCTGGCCTGCTTTGATAGTGATTGTCACTCCACCAATGTCACTGGGGTTGGCTGTAAATGCCAACCCAGAATTGCCACCCAATGTTGTGCTTGACCAGTAGCTCTCTTTTAGGGCTTTCATTGTTTCAGCAATTCCATCTACATCTTCACCTTGGTTGTAAGAGAAAACAGCTTGCTCAATTGCGGCATAGGCATCTTCCGGAGTCAGGTTCCCCACAGAAGCAGTATTGACCTGAACAGATCCAAGCTCCCTTTCAGCCATTTCAGTTGCTCTGTATAAGTAGTCTTGGTGAACCCAGTTGCAAACCAAAGAGCCCTGGACAAGAACCTGCCCCCTCCCGACTGCATCAAAGTGGGTAGAAGAATAACCGTAGATGGGAAGCTTGCTTTCCTGGAGCTGATAGCTGATACCAACAGTCTCCAAGATTGGATAGCCGTTAACGTGGACCGTGCACTGAGCCCCACATTTGTACATGTCAGAAAAAGAGTATGAACCCATTGTCAGTCTCCAAAAAGAATTACTCTTAAAGCTGCATCAGAAGAGATACCATATGTCTCTCCAGCGTTGCTGCTGTACGCACCCTGCCGAAGCTCTTTGTCCCAAGAGAAAGGCTTGTAGTCGCATGCTGTAAACTCTGCTGCAATCTGAATGAGGCCATCATCAATTGAGATGGTCTTTGCTTCAGTTACAAAGTTTACGCCCACAATCATTTCGGATGCGCCCCTGCCTGGAGCAGTAGCGCCTCCAATTTCAGTCTTCTTGTTTCTTTGACTTGCATCAGTTCCTGCAAGTCGAGTTTCAAAAGGATTAAGTGTCTCTGTTCTATACATCACAATAAGATTGAAAGGAGGCAAAGACGACATCAGCCTATTCGTGTAGTCAATACCATAGTAGCTTCCAACACCATTTAGTGCAGAGTCTACGCTCCAGTGAGGGACTCGCCCCTTTCTTCTGCCTACCATAGTCTGATAGGAGTCCATCAGACCCTTTAGGGGGTGTTCTCCCAGCTGCTGCAGGATCATGCTGCCTGCGATTGTCCTGATGCCAGAAGCATATCCCTTGACTCCTTTGTATCCCAGGCCTCTAGCTGCACCTCTGGCTTCGTGCACGGAAAGGTTGAGTGAGTTGATGCTTGTAAGAAGCTTTTTCTCCTCAGGGGTCTCTTGAAAATAGTAGTAGCACTTTGCATCTGCACCAGACAGCGCAATTTCTCTTTTGTAGGACATACTTCTCTCCAGTGTTTACACTATACATCTACCAAGAAAAAGAGGCCCCCGTTAAGGGGCCTCAGAATCTTTCAGGGTTTTAATGACTTACTAGTCAAGCTGATCCTGGAAGTCGTTCATGTCTAGCTCTCTCCAACCAACGATGCTGATAGCAACATATGTTGACTGCTGCTCAATGGCAGAGTCGTCAACACTGACTCCGCTTGCCTGATTGAGAATCTCAATTCCAAGAATTCTCATGCTAGCAGCGTTGCCGTACTCATTTGCAGCCACAACAACCGCATCAAACGGGGGAAGCTGGTCCATGTAGAAAGCACTTCGAGCAACATAGTTACTAGTCAGATCGCCTGTGTCAAACTGAAAGTTTGGATCATCTGCAACATTGCTCAGAGTATCCTGGCCAGCGCTTGCATCGTTGAGGTTGTCAATCGATCCAAAGATCTCGTCCTTGCGGGCAAGATACTTCATGTCGGCGAAAGGCTCAGTGTAGATGGGGTCCTGACCGAGAACAAGGTTGACCATTGTTCCTGCAATACCACGCTTTCCTCTTGAGAAGGAAAGCGGGTCAGGGCTACCGAGAACATAAACGGGCACCTTCTCACGCTGGATAGCGTGAGAGAGGGCCTGGGAGGCTCCGAAGTATTCGCCATTGATGACAATGCGGATGTCCGCACCACTGTAGGACGAATACTGACGGGACCGCTGAATGGGTGTTGTTGACATTTTTAGTGTCTCCTATTTTAGAGGTCTGTCTCATCAGCCGCAAGGGAGGTGCGGAGAGTGACTGCTTCAATTGAGAAGGGTGGAACGATTCGAAGAACAACAGTAAGGTTGCCAAGAATTCTATCAAGCTGAGTTACCTCGAAGACAGGCTCAGCAAAGCCATTGTTGAACTCATCAGATCGCTCTGCAGTGAGGAATCCTTCAATAGAGTTCTTCATGCTGAGAAGCTGAACACTGGTGAAAGGCTTGCCAATGTACTGCTTGACAATGCTGCGGACACCGGAAACCTGACGCGAAAGACAGCGCATGGTGCTGACCTTGTTGTAGTCGGAATCGGGATGCGCAGAAGTGTCGCCCTTGACATTGATGAGAGCACCGTCATCAACAGAGACAGAAGTGATTCTGATGGAAGCCAAAGAATCAATCTGGTCAGCCTGAAGACGAAGTCGGTTACTGATCTTAGCGAATCGACCGTTGGGGCCAATTGGGGCAATGTTCTCGGGAAGACTAGCAAGCAGTCCAAGAACAAGACCAGCCTGCGGTCCACGATAAGCGGTGGAACCATTGAAGGAGTGCTGGTGAACTGGCCAGCCAGCGCAAGCGATGCCGTAGCGACCGATATCAACGGGAGCGTTGTTGAATCCTGCTTCCTCGTCACCATCATTGATGCCGTAAGCCCAGTCAGAACCAACCGGAAGGTTGCTTCCCTTTGTCTTGATCAGTCCACCGAAAGCGTAGCCATCGGTGCTGTTGCCTTCCACGACAAGAGCAGAACGGTATCCTGCAGAAGTAGCAGCCTTACCAGCAAAGAACTTGTTGCCAAGAATTCCGTTGCCGTTGTCTGCGACAGCGTCAACAGCCTGAACTTCGCCAATGGTGCTGTAGGTCGGCTTGTCGCCAGCCCAAGCTCCAAGACCGCTGGGGGCAGCAGAAGAAGGACGCTTGAAGTTCATAGCAGTCATAACCATGTTGTGGCTACGGCTGATACGGTCACAGAAGGAAAGAGCCTGATGGTAGAAGTTAGCTTCACGAAGCTCACCATCTGCACCAGCTGCCCAGCGAGTGGTGACTGCTGCGGGAACAGTGTCGCCAGTAAGGTCAGCATGCGAAAGGGCAGGGTTCGGACCAGTGCCTCCAGTAAGGTTGGCCTTGGTGGCACCACCACCCAGGGCAGAAGCTGTACCGACAGATGCATCAAACAATGTTGACGCCTTGTTGCCATTCTTCATGGTGAATGCATCAAGAGCAGCGTCAATAGCAGTAGCGGTGGCGCTTTCGCTTGCAGCACCATCGTCGGTGACGGTGATATCAATTCCGAATGCAGTCTCAGAGACGCTTACAGTTGGCCCAGGAGAACCAACAACAATCTCTACAGTGTGAGCGTTGCCGCCGATTCCAGCCTTAGAAGCAGTAACGACAAGGCTGCCGACCACAGGCAGCGAGGCCTTGGCAGCAGATCCAATGCCTGCAAAGTAGGTAGCAGAATCAGTGAAGTAGGTGTAGACCTTACCCTGGTAGCGATACTGCCAGAGGTAGCCAAGACCATTGTTGCTGTGCTTGTAATATGGGATGCCCTTTCCGAAGTAACCGTAGCTGGCTACGTCAGCGCTAGTGTCATCGACGATGTTGAGGTCGTCGATAAGCGCATTTGCCGGATAAATCATGTTCAGGTCGTTGTTGTCGAGAAGCTCGTAAGCCTCAGACAAGGCAGCGTAGCGAGCAACCAAAGAAGGGTTGGAGCCATCAGCACCAGCGACTAGTGTTACGGCAACAGTTGCTGCACCACCAAGAGCATCAGTGAAACTTCCAGGAACAAGACTAGCGAGATCAACATTTGTGGCAGTGTCTGACGGATCAGTCGAATCTCCACAGTTGAAGTCACCAAAGTTGGTGTCAGTAACAATCACTAGTCCAGTATCGATAACCTTGATCTCTTCGGAGTCAAAGACGTAGGAAGCATCTTCCACATCAAAGAGAAGATATCGGTTGTCGCCATCACTGTTGCGCTCGATGATCAGATGGTAGCGAGAAAGAACAGTGTCGTCTCGACGCTCAGTCTCGATAACAAGAGTTCCACCTGCACTGTCTGTCAGGGTCACCTTTCCAGGCGAGCCACCGATGCGAACTGTTGCGATGTTCTCAGCACCCTGGGAGAAGACCTCATGCACACCACGCATAAGCTCAGAGCTTAGACCGTAGTAGGAGTCTTCAGTAGAAATGTTTGCGGCACTTCGCAGCTTGTAGCTGCTACCGGAAGAAGCAAACCCAAGAACCACGATACGCGGCTGGTTACTTGAGATTGTCTTGTTGAAGAACTGGTCACCGAACTGTGCTCGGATTCCAGGGATGTTGTTGAAAGCCATTTTTTTAGTCCTCCAGGCCTACTAAGTATAGGCCAGAACGTAGTCGAATAGAACGAATCTTGGGATGAGAAGATGTAATCAACTCAGCAAGTTGAACCTGGAAATTTAGTGGACGTGTTTCTATCTTCTGGCCAGCAACGTTAGTCGCCGTATCCATTCCACGCCCAGTCCACTCAAACGAAACTGCCCCCTGCTGTTTGACCCTCCAAGTCTCCATGACTAGAGTTCTCTCTAGCCACAAAGCAACTTGATTGGCAGCAGTAGCATTAGGCGACCAAACTGCCAGTTCGATATTATGCATTATATATCGAACCTTTACTTCGATAGCTCTATCAAATTTTGATGGGTCTTGATAAACCCTCTGTGGTCTATGCAAACGAGATTTAAACTTGCGACCGTCAGCAGACATGTTTGCTGGCTTGCGTGACATTACGCGATATGTGATTACGGCTTTCCTGTTTCTAAGTAGGTTACCAAGTCTGTCTCCAGAATGGTCGTCCACAAGAATGATTCTTTTGCTTTCTTCGATTCCCTTTACCTCTTGCACCTTATCAAGAATGTCCTTGATAGTAGACACAAAGCCCTCTAGAAGCATTGCGTTCGGCGCAAGAGATGAAAGGTCTAGCTCGAAATCATCACTTAGTTCTACAGATAAACTTCTGCTGTCAGACTGCCCCAGTCCGTCTTCAAAGTCAAGTGTGACCCTCTCCAATGGAGTCGGGTCGCGATCACTTATGATAGCGTCTTTGGACATTTATCCCTCAGCTGGTAAACACATTTGGTCGAATTGAGTTTCGCTCTAAGCAATATACAGCATAATACTCAATCCTCCCGTTTTTACCTCGTCGGTCAGCAACTGTCTGTGGCCTATAAATTGCTGTCACGATAGGCTGCTTCTTGGAATCCAGGATCACTTCTCCCTCTTGGTCAAGCAGGCACTCTGCAATGAAGTCTCCCGTTCTAATTCCAATATCGTATCTCAGATAGAATACTTTGCTTTCTGATTCCACATACCCAGGCTGGGACATCTTTTCCTTTGCTGCCAATCCACCAGAGGAGCTGACCCAGACATTGCGTGTCAGGGTCCAACTTCCATCCCAGTAGTAGCCAACCCCTCTGCAGTACTTGCAGTGGATGTCAGGATCTCTTGTCAAGTTATCAAGACACACACAGGCCTGTGGCTCCCCATCTGAAGACCTTCTGGTTTTCCATATCTGAATGGGATGCCCCTGACGGGGGCAATCCCCTGTGCCGAACACAATCCTATCGAACTCGCTTCTAAGATCAACACCAGTTGTTCCTGCAGGGCTGCTTGAGAGTTGGCTCCGTCCGGTAAGGGACGGAGAGCCAAATCCATATTTGGAAGGTCTTTTCTTGAAGCTCATGAGAGCTCCCAATCAGAGTTCATGGCTCCACTTCTGTGAGAGCTATCGTACCCCTGCTTGTTGAACCCACCATCGTCGGGGCTCAGAGTAGTGTTCAGAGCTGGGACGTCGTACTGGTGGTACCTTGGGTCCAACCAGTTTCTTCCTCCCCTTCTTCTGTCTGGGGTATAACGTCCACGAACAGCAGTCTGAGACTCATAGGACTGTCCAGGGGCAAGCGATCCACCAGCCTGCACAACTACGAACCAATCTTCTCTTAGCTCTGCTAGCCTCTGCTTTAGCTCTGTCAAGTGCTTCGACACGCCTGGGCTAGATCCACCAGACTTGTTAACTGAGAAGTCTCCAAGAGTTACCTTGTCTCCAGCTGAGGCATTATAAATGGTTTCCTCTGCAAGATGAATCCCCCTCAGGGCTGCATCGTAGATGACAAAGTATGTTAGCGCCTCATCAAGTCTTGCTCCATAAGAAGTAGAAGTAGGCTTAATGTAGTCGGCCTTCTTCGAAGAAACATGAATACAAAGAGACAAAGTGATGTCATCGATATAGTCAATAGCTGCCCCTACCTCTCCACGAACCAAGTCTGGAGAAGCATAGAACGGATTCAGTTCAGTGAGGAAGTAGATAACTTGATCAGCAGAAAGGGTGTTTCCACTTGTGTCAGCAACTGAGGAGTCGATTTCGACAATCACCAACTTGTTCTGTGAGAGGCTTTGAGCCTCGATTGAGATCGACCCTGGGATGGTTACATCAAAAGTCAGATACTGATTCACAGTCTGAGTGTCAATGGTTGATACCCAGACGTCAGTCCAGAGCCCCTCGTCTGTGCTTCCACTTGTAACAGTGTACTGGTACTCGTAGAATCCAGTTGCAACATTTGTCGAAGTGAATGGGCCTGCGGTAGCAGATGTAAATGTTCCAGCTTCTGTCTCTGCTGTAATCGTTTCAGAGGCAACAGCAGAAGAATAGATGTAGACAAGAGGTGCAGAGTCAGCATTGACTCTGTCACCGCTTCCATCTGTAAGAGTGCAACGGAGATATAGGCTCTCTCCAGTTCTCACCTGTGATCTTGTACCCATGAGGGACTCCTAGAATTCAATGGTTAGAGTAGAGCCACTTACTGTCAGCTTTGTAGCCAACTCTTTGATGCCTTCCTGTCCACCAAACAATCCAAGGGCTGGATGTACCAAGACCTTAATGCTGTCCTCTGACACAGTTGCTGCATCTACTACCGCATCGAAAGTAATCGTAATAGTATCGATACCAGGATCAACTCGATAGTGACCAGACTGGGGCACTGAAGACAGAACCTCTAGGTCTGTAGACGTTGACACACTTGGAAGAACGCTTGCAGGAGGAAGCGACTCTGCCGGTGTTGACGGCGAGTCGGGGACTGCAGTGTAGTTGCCATCGTTTGTGGTGAAGCTCCACTTGTAGTTTACTGCTAGCAATTCTGCAGCGTAAACTTTGATGGAAAAAGTGTCGCCAACCTGAAGACTTGATCCACGGAAAGCAACCTGCACACCATCGGAGATGATCTGGTACCTTCTCTGGGCAACTAGTCCTGTCTTTACAGTTGACGAGTCGCTACTGTAGTACCAAGAAAACTTGGCATAACCAGGATTGCCAGCTGAGGTGACTGTGATGTTGATGGTGTCATCAGAGGCACCAGTGTATCCACCGTATGTCTTGAGCGAACCGCTTCCTGTGTTGCTGCCGCCTGCAGCAGCATCATAGACTGTTCTCTTAGACACACCAAGGGTGTTGCCCTGGTCACCAACAAGGATAGCCTCATAGACCTGTTCGTGCCCCAGCAAGACACTGGGCTTGAACAGAACTCTTGTGGTGAGTGTGAGACTTGTTACGTCTGCTTCGTCAGAGATGTCAGATGTGTACTCTGTTCCAGACGAGTACACCTTCACCTCGATGTCTTTCTTGACTACGCCTCTCAAACCGGGCGTAGTCAAATAGTATGGACTCTCTACCTGCGAAGGTGGGTCCAGAACTCCCATAGCGTGGCCAGAGACAAACTGCTCTTCCACTCCATGAATGACAAAAGAATCTACAATACGCTTGGTATCAACAAGGCCTGTAAACTCCACATAGGGCTGCGCCCCAATAGGGATGCCAGTGTCTCCATTTGCAGGAAATACTGAAGTAACTGTAGGTGCTGCCATTATGTAGCTCCATAATCTGTATTGGTTTTCGACTTACATCTTATACCCTTACAAAAAAGAATGGCCCCCCTTACGGGGGGCCATAAGGCTCTAGTATCTATTTAAAGACTAGAGGCCAGCAATCGGAGTCGACTGAACAACTTCAGCAGTGCTACCAGCAACAGTGTACTGGAGGTTGCCATCGTAGTTCTGAGCAAGAGCCGGAACGTTGCGGATAACACCAATACCCATGCCATCAAAGATCACGTTGAGGCTATAGCGCTCACGAAGCTTGATGTAGGTCTTGTCGGTAGCCTTGTCGTCCCACTCCACCAGAGTGATCTCTTCGTCACGCATCTCAAGGCCGACAGCGCCGGTCTTAATGAGGAACATGTCACCAAGCATGTTGGTGTGGTCGAAGGGAAGGTAGGGGGAGCTCATCACGCGAAGCGGGAAGGGGAAGACCTCCGAGACGATGGGAGCAGTGACATCGATGTCGAAGTCACGACCATGCTGGGGGCCAGCAGCCGAACCTGCAACGTTGTCGCCGGGGGTGACGGGAAGACCAGTCGAACCAGCGCGACCACCAAGGGTATCCCAGGGGACGTTGTTGCCGAAGGAACCACTGTAGGCCTTGATGTAAGCACCCTGACCGTGGTGGATAAGCATCTCACGCATAACCGGGTCACGATAACCAGCAAGGTAATGCAGGGGGTGCATAAGCAGGGTGTCCGGAGGGAAGCCCTCTTCGCTCATGTGAGCGTAGCCACGGAAGAGATCTTCCATGCGCATGGAACCGTTAGCAGTCATGTCACGAGCACGACCGGTGAGGGTACCAAAGAGAGAGGAGGAGGGGGAAAGGTTGTCGTACAGAACAACACCATGGTTGCGCATGTAACGTCCAGCCTTCTGCTCCTTCAGACGCATGAGAGCGTCACGCATAAGCTGCAGACCCATGGACACAAGGTCCCAGGTGCTGTAGCGAAGTGCTTCCTCAGTGAAGCCCATCTTGATACCAGACTTGCCCATGGTCACAACCTGGGAACCGTCACCACGCTGGATCATGACCTCAGGGTAATCTTCACCCTCGTCAATGTCCTCAGCGGCGACAGCGCCGATGATACCAGTGACAATCTGGGTGATGCCACCCTTCTGGTTGATCTTGGTGAACAGGCCAGAAAGAACCATGCGGGGCTCGATGGGCATGCGGATGGCCTCAGACAGAGCAACTTCCATAAGGGGAAGAATGTCGGTCGAGGTAGTGGCGTCGGCAAGAACCACGTCGCGGGGACGCATGATTAGGTTCTTCATGTCCTCAGAATCGAGAACAATGTTTTCCGAAGAAACGCGACCACGGTTCGAGAAGATCTGTGCAATGACGTTGGTCATTCCCTTCTCAGAATCAGGCAGTACGTATTCTGCATTTAGTGTCTTAAGCTTGAAAGCCATTGTATTAGTCTCCTAAGAAGGGTTACTTGACACAGAACTTGATGATAATGGTCTCATCAGCTGCGGTTTCTTCGGCCATAGTAATAAGGTCGGAGTAACCATCAGTTGCGGAACCAGGCATCTTGGATCTGGCACTGACTGCGGAGTCGTGGTAACCGGTACGAACGCGCTCTAGGCCACCACGTGGTCCCTTGAGAACTGCAAGAACCTGACCAACGATCTCACTGGAAGCAACAGTGCTGCCAGCGGCAATGAAGTTGGAGGCAGCATCGAAGGTGACAAGGTCACCAGGGCGAGCCTCACCAGCGAAGGAAACCTCAGCTGAAGTGGAAGCAACGTTAGCAGCATAGTGCGAGAAGGTGAAAGTGGTGCTGGTCGGAGTTGCGGTCCAGGCGGTGTTGAACACAACCAGGGCTCCACCCATCTCGTCAACCCAGAAGTCACCGGACTTGGAAATCTTGGCGATGGAGGAAACCTCGCGAAGAAGAAGGCCAGTAAGGCTGGAGCTAATGGGAGTGCGGCCAGCAATGTTCTTGGCAAGAACGTTAGCAGTCAGGATGACAAGTGCAACGCTGGAAGTGGCAGACAAGCCACGCTCGGAGTAGCGAGCGAACAGGGCGGCATTTGTAGCGTTGTACCATGCTCCGACAGTTGGCTGAGCGCTTGCGCCACCAGTGCCAGTAGCACCGGTACCATCAACCACCTGAGTGGCAGAAGCAGTAACGATGTGGGGGACTCGAAGAACGCCAGCAGTGCGAAGGGAAGCCTTGGCCTTGGGAGCGTAGTTCTGGAACTTAAAGTCACCAGCTTCAGCAGATCCAAGGTAGACCCAAAGGTGATCCTTGGCATGCCCAACGGGGCTGGAGATTAGAGCGCGAACGATTGCTTCGTCTTCGGCGGGACTCGGTGTTCCTCCTCCGACGCCAGGAAGGTCAGCAGCATCGTAGCCTGCAATGGCATACTTGGCAGCAGCCTCTGTAGCCATGGCAGCGTCAACTAGACCACGGTCCCAGACGGCCTGAGCCACATCACCAAGGCTGTAGGTGACAGCACCAGTGACAGCAGCACCAGTGGTAAGATCTTCGGTCTTCCAGGTGACATCGTCAGCTGAGTAGATAAGTGCTGTAGCTGAACCGGCAATAATGTCAGCAGCAATGCCAGCGGGGACAAGACCGAAGTCTCCACCGCGACACATAGCAACTGGCTTGCCCTTGGCGATTACGTAAGCGGACTGGCCGTTGCCACGGTTAGCAGTCTGGGTGAAGGCGACGGGAAGCCACTTGGCAACCTGTAGTTCAGGAACGAAGGGGTCCTGGATGTTCTCGCCATAGTCAACCTTAGGGGCAATTCGCCCCAGAAGGTTTTCACGAAGGAAAGGGGATGTATCACTTAGACGCATTGAAAACTCCTCTGCGTATTAATTACTTGAGATGGGGTGTGACATCAAAGTCACCAGGCAATCTATTACTACGTTTTAGCATAGAAATAAATGCACCCGCTGCCTCTTCTGACTGACTGTCGCGAATATGCTTGTAACGATTCACCTTCTGACGCTGGTAGTCAGTGAGCTCAGCAACTTCGCTTTGGTTGTTAACAGCATCGGTAACAGATGCAGAAGGGTTGTCGATCTTCTCAACAGTATCGACAACCTTGGTCTCCTGCTCATCACTATCCTTTAGCTCTGCAACTTCAGTCTCAACAGCTTCAGTCTTAACTTCAGCCTCTTCTGTTGCCGCATCCTCAACCACTTCGGTGGCAGTCTTTT